ATGACATATCAGGCACTTGCTTATTAGCTTTTCCTACTTCACGTTTTGCGGCTTCGCCCAAACGAACCTTTTCAAAATCAATCGTTCGTTTGGGTGAAGCCGCTAAGCAGAGCGCGATAACCGGCTCTATAAGTGATCGTGGCTGGGTAATCATACCGACGAAAAACGGAGATTTTCTTTTGCAATGGGGTGCGGCTGTGTGTAACGGCAATGGTGAGGATCGAGGGATAATCAATAATTATCCTATACCTTTCCCAAATCGGCTATTTATCATGCTTATTTCGCATTCAGGATTCTCACCCAAAAGCGCTGGGATTTTATCATACACAGCCATAGATAGAACATCATTCAAAGCATACTCATCTGTAGCTGAACTATATAATGTAACTGGAATATATATGGCAATAGGATGCTAGCGTCAGAAGTCAGGAGAGCGATTATGAAGGGATAAGTCTTTCTAAAAAATGGCCGTCAAAAACGGCCATTGATATAAGTAAAGTATTATCTTTAACTATCTAAGTTTGGCCAGACTGGAACAGTATAGCCATTATTTACTGCTTCAATTAAGATCCATAAATGGTTATTTTCATCCAATACTGGCAATGGAATAAGAGGCCAATTTTCAAGGGATGGCCAGCGTCTGTATTCCTCTCTTAAAGAAAGAATCTCGGCTCGTTGTTCTTCAGTAAGTGGAACATCATTGATTGAGTAATCAGGTAAAGTCATCTTGTCAGTTGCAGATATAAACTGATCACGTAGAGCTCTTGCTTGTTTTTTTTGATCATCAAGCGTCACAACTGGCTTAGGTACATCAACCCAAGCCGGTATTCCATCAAGACACCCGCGTTGCATACCGGCAGGTGGGTTACCAGAATATGTTGCAAAGCATTCATCTGAAACAGGAATTATATCGTCAGGCAAACTTCCGGCCGCTTTGTAATTCTCTAAAAGCTGTTCTGGATAGAACCCTAATGTAGAGGGACTAAAATGATAATTTACAACGTCGGCATCCGGCACTTCAACATTCAATAATTCATTCTGTTCTGGTTTCATACGAGCTCCTATGTGTAATTCACATAGTGTACTCAAACTTCAATTTGTTCCTGAAATTACATATTTATTAGTAACCTATAGCTATCCAGCTAAACGCACCACGCCCCCCGCTACTTGGTATATATGCAGTTGTTGAGTGATATGACCATTGGAAGATATTTGGAGTGTAAGAGTATATGCTTGCAATGTAGGCATTTACTACATCATTACTAGATGCACTCACAGAAAGTAAAGAGTTAGGAAAAGGAATTGGGAATGAAGCCGCGCCAGAATATCTATTTACGCTTCCTCCCAGCACAGAATAGGAACTGTGATCCCATGCATAGTCAATGCTAACCTTTCCCCATTGAATGATTAAATCGTGGTTCTCATAAATTGGAAGTGTTAGACAACCATTTACCGCTAAAACCCCTTCACCCAAACGAACCTTTTCAAAATCAATCGTTCGTTTAGGTGAAGGCGCTAAAATGGAAGCAGGAACAGCAGATTTTAAGTCCTCTGGTTGGGTAAGTTTGCCCTTGTTGATTAGCGGTATTCACAAAGACTTAGTATTGCAGTGGCGCACCGTTAGTATTCCACCATCAACAGATGGTAGCCTAGTGGTAGTCAGTAGTTATTGGCCTGTTCCATTCCCTACGATGAGTTTTACTATAATGCAGGCACTTACAAATTCGATGATATATTCATCAAATGGAACACTTTTTACATCTAGCGCATTAGTTAATAACTCAATGTTCAATGTTGCATGCTCATATAAACATTCAACATCAACAGTTACCGTATGGGGCATTGGATATTAGATTCCCACAGCAATATATTTCAAAACGGGAGCTCTCTCAGGTAGATAGATTGAATGGAATAAAGCGTTGGCTCCAATTTTTGTTGGTGATGTTGTTTGCGCAATCATTACCCACTGTGAGCCGGTAGCCCCATCATACAAACTGCATGTACAAGAAAAACATGCGGTTGTGAATGAAATCGGGTAGGTGAACTGGGTTTGTGATTGTCCCCAGCCATTTGATGGGTTTAGTACCGTCGCTATAGTTGTAGCGGCTACTGTTCCCCACTGAATAATTAGAGGCAAACTAACCCCCTTTACAGGAATTATCGCATAGCCGTTAGCAGTTAATGAGCCAGTAGTAGCTGCCATTTTAGCAGCTTCGCCCAAACGAACGATTGATTTTGAAAAGGTTCGTTTAGGTGAAGCCGCAAAACGTGAGGTTGGGAGTATAGGAAATGAAATTCCAGATATGACTTTTTTTCCAAGTATGAAAAACGGAAATGGATATCAGGGACTCCCTAGCGGAATATTATTCCAGTATGGAACCTGTTCTGTAGTAGCCTCGCCAGTTACTTCAACTATAGAGGTTAGCTTTCCTATTCCATTCCCTAATGCAGCTCGTTCTGTAGTTGCTTTATTTAGTACTGAAGGGCCATCAGAGCGTTTTGTTGGATATAACAGCGGCCGAACTAATGCAATTAAGGTTGCGCTAACATATGTCAGTCCAACAGCAAATACAATTTCATGGCTCGCCATAGGATATTGAATACATTTTTTGCGGTTAGTGATTAATGCCCAACTGCTATGAATAGAGTCCCATAGCTACCCGTGGATGCACTGATTTTCATACAAATTTGGCTAACATTTGATTTGTACCCATTCAATTTATATGTTGGAGCTATTGTAGAAGTAGGATCCGACCATAAAGCAGACACAGACATTAAGGCTTTAGGGAATTGGATAGGTAACTTAATCACTGTACCTGACTCATCGGCTCCCATGACATAGGCTGAGAAAATTTGGACAACATGACTACTAGGTAATTTAAACCAGCTTGTATCTGCTGCAAAAAAACTCATATCTGGTAGTTGATCTTTGCCTGCCCCAACGGTTCGTTTTGCGGCTTCGCCTAAACGAACCTTTCGCTACCTACCAAGCGCAAAAAGGCGCGTTCCGGCATTGGCAATTGTTGAGGCATTTCTAATAATGATTGATTTCTTTGAATCGGTTACAGCTACTGCATCTATAGCGAGAGATATGGGTGCTGTTCCATTGTTAGAATTAGCCGGTGTAGCAATAACAAACAGCATATTAGTAGGGAAAGGTATTGGATATATTACTTCAAGCGAGCCGCCTGCCGGTATTGCGTTAATTCCTACACTTTGCATAATCACGCCGTTTGGAAATTTGCAAAACCCATTTGATCCATTAAAGGAACTTGTAAAAAAACTCATATCCGGTATCTGGTTAGTAGAAGAACCTATTGACCGCTTAGCAGCTTCGCCTAAACGAACGATTGATTTTGAAAAGGTTCGTTTGGGGGAAGCCGCTAAATTACCCGCTGGAGTTGGTTCTCTAGCCGCAAATGGGTGGGTGAAAATCCCGCTAGTTGGGAATAAAGCAATCATCTTACAGTGGGGGCTTGTTCCTGTAGTAGGGAGTTTGGAGGTGAATTTTCTTATTCCGTTTCCTACATTCCCTTTTTCTATCTATGCTATGGCACATACAACACTCGAAGCTACTCATGCTTCAGTCGCGATGGTAAATGGCTACCTAAAATCTAAAGAAAAAGCTTTGTTAATGTGTGCTCGCACTGTTAATGGAATACAGCAATCTTACGAGCGTAGTGTGTTTTGGCTTGCAATAGGAAGCGCTTAATAACCAATGGCAATCCAACGGCCATAAGCAGCCTGTCCATCAGTGCTACGAGTGATAGCGCCATTTACAGTATTTGCATTAAGCATTAATGCGCTACAAAACAGTTTTACATTAGACAATGAAGTGGTTAGCCCATATATGGTTGGTCTTGCAAAATGAGTATAGTTGTCATGGCAAGCTACCGCTTGAAATACACGGTTAGGGAACGGAATCGGATATGGGATTTCCATTTGACTCGCTGTTATCAAAGGGGCAAGAGATCCCCATTGAATAATCAATACCGCTCCATTAATTTGTGGAATTTGAGCCCATCCACTAACACCCATTGAGCCATGTACAGCAGGTAATTTAGCAGCTTCGCCTAAACGAACGATTGATTTTGAAAAGGTTCGTTTGGGCGAAGCCGCAAAACGTGAAGTAGGAAAAGCTAATAAGCAAGTGCCTGATATGTCATGTTGGCAAGCTGGGAATAGCGGAAGCTATTCATGGCATGTGTCGCCAGATGGGACAATTATTCAATATGGAATATCTGCTGCTGGAAATATCGGAACCCCAAATATAGTAACTTTGCCAATTGCATTCCCAGCGGCAAATTTCCGTGTTATTGCAAGCTATGATAATGCGCGATCTGGTGTTACTTCTATGATCTCGTTCGCAGCCACTATTACAGCAAATGATAAATTTAACTTTATGTGCTCACAGATACAGGGAGGGAATGCCGCCTATGGTTATTGGATGGCTATTGGTCGTTAATAACCAACGGCAAATACGCACGTTATAGGCTTTGACGCGCCTAACCCTGAATGCGGTTGGCACAGGACGTTTCCACCTGATAATGACAATTGCTCAACACTTCGAACGGCCTGAACATATGTTCTCGCCCCCGTAAATACACCAAAAACAGCATGGGGAAAGACAATCGGCCAATAAAACTTTGTCACATCAATTGTAGGGGAATTTATTTGCTCGGTAAGACTAGTTACAGTGACCCACTGGAATGTAAGCCCGCTGGGAAGCTTCATCCATCCATTTGCAGCTTGCAGTGATGGGAAGTTGGCCATGCTAGGTATCTGCTCTACCGATAGGTTCCCTATCTCACGTTTTGCGGCTTCACCCAAACGAACGATTTTTTTCTATCGAACTTTCTTATAACTTCCCGCCTTAATTTCTAACTTTTTTTGCCTTTCAGTCACAGTTCTACGACCATACGAAGCCTTAAACAGGAACAGTTTTTAAGGTTATTTTTTATGCAAATCGGCTACATTCGCGTGTCAACAAATGACCAAAACATAGAATTACAAGAAGAAGCACTGATTCGGGCGAAATGTGACCACATTTTTGTTGATAAAATGAGCGGAACCAAAGCAGTAAGACCCGGACTTAAGAAATGCCTGAAGATGCTCAAGAGGGGGGATACTCTTGTTGTATGGAAGCTAGACCGACTAGGCCGCAGTGCCAAAAATATGATTGTTTTACTCTCTGAACTAGATGAAAGAGGTATACATTTTAGGAGCCTCACTGACAGCATAGATACCAGCACACGGATGGGGAAGCTTATCTTTACGATCATGAGCGCCTTCGCAGAAATGGAGAGAAGCTTAATCGTAGAGAGAACAGTTGCAGGTCTGGCCGCAGCCCGCGAGAAAGGTAGAATAGGGGGTAGGAAAAGGATAATGACAGAGGACGTCGTGGAAAGAGCAAGAAGGATGTTTGCAAACGGTGCAACACTGCATCAAGTAGCGAATATCATCGGTGTATCCCATATCACCATCTATAAATATATTCCCGCTGCCGAACAACATGCATTGAGAAGACTGGCTGAAACGCCACTGCAAGAGCAATGACCTTTAACGAAGCACATGGCCGCACATAACCTAAATAGTGCGGCTACAGCATGCATTAGAAATTAATAATCACTAATACAGTCAAATTACTAGCCATACATCCAGCCATATTAAAAACAACAATAAAAACACTTCATTCCTATTTAAATTCTAAAGAAAAGTTTTGTTATGCTTCCTTCACATTATATCCAATATGAGGGGTGTTAAGTGCAACCAGAAACCGAGGCTCTAGCTCTGGCTGTCGCCTTTTCTGTGTTCAGTGGCATAGGCGTATACCTACAGGGAGTACGTGAGAAGCGGATTTCTGGTGGTTTTATGGATCTGCTGACAGAACTGAGCATGTCCGTGAGTGCCGGCTTAGTCGCTTACTACCTTGCTCAACATTACGCGTGGGATAAGCCCTTGATGTTCATAGCCGTGATAGCAGCAAGTAACAATGGACAAGAGGTGCTAACAGGTGTGAGAGAAAAAATATTCAAACTACTAGATCACGTTTTGGGGAGTAAAAAATGATGTTATCGCAGTCTGTGATTGCAACTGCTGCACTGACGGCGGCAGTAATTGACCGAGTAATCTTCAAACGCAAACAGGTTATAATTTTGCGTATTGATGAGGCCGTTGACCAAGGGCGAGCCATTGGTTTTCCAGTGATGTTTAAAAATAAAGTCAAACATCTAAAAGGGGCATTAATTGAGTATTGGTTGCGCGACACAAGTAACCCAACGACTGTTATCAATGGGAAGCCGCGCACGCTAGATATTTCAAGTAAAGGGGTTAATGAAGAATACCTTTTGATTGATAAAAAATATCTTAGCTCCGGCACTTGGGAGTTACACGTCCGAGTCACTCACGGTAACTGCCGTTGGAATCCTCTCTATCGTCTATTTCCGGTACAAAGCATTCGCGTCAAGCGTTGCGATATCAGCTTAGGAGGCAATTAATGGCTCTTAATCTTATGTCTAAAAACGGGCAAAAATACACGCTTCTCAATTATGACCAGCTCAACGAAAAAGGGCTCAAGAAGCTGACAACGGCATTGGCCGCTACCAACTGCAAAATCGTTAAGTTAGATCCTGCTGGTACTGCCAGAAAACAAGATGGGATAAATACAAAAACGTTCACACTTCACTCAGAAGATGGGCAGAAAATGGCTATACAGGTGAATGATACAGGTGATATTTCCTCTGTAAAACTCAACAGTAAACCAACCCCGTTCAAATCGCCTAGTAGCATCCCCGATCTTGCACGCCAAATTGCTGCTGCTTTTAAAACCAGCGCTCCTGCTTTTGCTCGTTCTTTAGCTAAAAAGCTATCGAAAGTAACGAGAGATGAAGCGAAAAAGAACAAAGCACCTGCTGTCAAATCGAATGCTCAACGATTGCAAGAAGCCAAAAGTAAAGCAGATAGCTTTGAGACGGCCATAACCCAATTGAATGCCAAGATCTCACAGCGCCAAGGGCTTCAGTCGAAGGTACAAACAGAATTGGAGAATACACGTACATCACTCGAATCTGAGCAAGCAACGACACGCCAGCTCAAAGAAGAGATTGCTCAACTGGAGAGTGAACAATGAACAACGGTTTTTGTATTAAAAACTCCTTAAGCGTGATCAACAAAATTGACGTCATGCTAACTCCCCCCGCCACAGAAATAATTGAGTCACTTTATCTGTCTGGCGGTTCCGACTTAATGCTTGAATCCGTAACTCTTGATGAAGTTGAACATGCATACCTTGGAAATGAGTGCGTATCTGACGAAACAGCTATGTTTGAGAGTATTTCCACGACTCGTAATCGCTTATCAAGAACAATGCGAGCCTTTACGCGGAAACTTAATCAAGGACTATCTGGCACAGGTATTCTAGCCGGCACGAACGACGAGGGGAGCGCTGATGGGAATCCATCTATCGGCGGAGCCGAAATTGGACGTGTGCGTCGAGTCGGTAACATCCCTGTAATGACGGCTAGAATTCCACTTTCAGATGGGCAAAGTGTATCAATCATATTCCATAGCCCAACAAGCGACGGCGCACGCATCAAAAATGATGACAGCCTTACTGCATTCCGATTTTTGCTTAACAAACGTGATGTTTCTCATGTTGTTTCGCCCGTTAACGGGCGAGATATTTCATTGCCTCAAGTCTGCATGTCTCTATCTAACCTCATTGAAAGAAACACAGGAAAATTTCAAAAACAAGCTGCTAATGCAGCCAAAGTGAAAGCTGAAATTGAGTCAGAGATCACCCGCGCTGAAACATTAGAAGCTCAGCAGGTAGCTCTTATTGAAACTGGCGATCAACTACAGCAGGTTCTGGATGATAAAAAGGATGAATTAACGAAGTTACAGAAACGTTTGAGCAAGCAGAAAGGCATAAATGACGGTTTGCGTAATGAACTTGAAAAGCTAAAAGCTCTGCACAAAACCAAACAAACTCCAGCACCAACTGATAAGCCAGCAGAAGTCATCACGCCTCCTTCAGATGACCAAAAGCCTGATCCTCTACTACCAGAGCCATCAGCAGACAAACCCGACGTTACACCGCCAGAAGTCAATTTGAATACCTTGCATTGGTACGGCATGACACAACGGCCATTAGGTGGTGGTGCTGTACCTGAGGGGATGAAACAAGGTTTACAGCCTGATGATGTTAAGGCTCTCGATATTGTTGGTGCCAAAGCGATTTCTGAAGAGCAATTCAAATTCGGTGCAGCCGGCTATGAATCCCCTCTATCCCAAGAAGATATCGAGCATTATGACCTTGTAGACTTCAGTAATATGAAAACTCAGGCCGACTACAAGGCAGAATTGAAGCCTCTTGAAGCTTTGATGTCGCAATTTAAAGGTGAAAGCGAAGAGAATACCTTTGAACAGTTTTTCAAAGACTATTTGAAGCCAAATGGGACGCATGCAGCACAAACGCCAATCCGTAATGCCGATGGTAATTATGATCATAAGCGTCTAGCTTCACTCGTAACCAAAGTGTATGCCGGTGATTTGAAAACAGCCTTGGCCACAATGTTCTCAGAAGCACCGGCACCAGAACGTCCACCTGAAGAGCTAAACCAAGTAGATAAAGCCGCAGCTGATGCTATCGCGTTCCTAAAATCAGTTATTGAGCTTGAAACAGGCAGTACTCAGGAATTAGCTGAAGTTCGTACAAAGACGCGAGAGGCTATTTCGGCATTGAATGCCGCGACGGTATACGAAGAAAACGCTGGCCTAGTTGCAGATGCGGTAAAACGCCAATCTCAGTTATTGGCCACGATTGCTAACACTGCAATGGCGGGGGCTTAATTATGAATTTATCGCCGCTTGAGATTTTAGACCTTCAGGATCAGCTATCCGAACTAATTGGGAAGTTAGCCGCTGCGGATCCAATGTCTCAGTTGGATTTGCAAGATGAAATAACATCCATTCTGGAAAAGCTAGGTTATGCCTCAACACAGCCGGTGGAACCACCAACAGATACCAATTCTGGCATAAGAGGCGAAACAGTACCGGCAGACCAGCCACCGCAGATTGTTATCGACTATCTAGAAGGTAAGTTTTCGACACTGCCTACAGATGACTTTATTGCAACCCTTGAAAACATTGAACCCTATGTGACGACGTTTATCACAATGCCACAAGTCTGCGATGGCGCGAATAGCTGGTGGGAAACTACCGGTAAGCAGCTGGTGGCGTAATAACTGCCCCGACATGAATGAAGTTACCCCATCACAATTGGGGGATAGATGTTTATTGAACAAACGGCTGCAAGCGTAAGGCAAGTCATAGCGCTTATTGTTAACGCAGTTGGTAGGGAAAAGACAGGTCGTGTTTCATATGTTGTAACGGCCAAAGCAGGGGATGCGATTAAAACGGCATTCTCCGTTGTTGATGCCTCTGAGCTGATAATTTCCAATCATTTAGACGGCCGAATTAATGAGGCTTACCCACAGGAGTTGCAACCTCGAGATCGCACGCGATTAACAAGCAAATTGCAGGTTAACGAAATATCCAAAAAGTTACAGCCGGCGCTGCTATCGGACTCAGGATTATCCAGCCACGGAGCTCCAATAATTGGCAGCGACAATGTGGTTGAGTCGGGCAATGGCCGCAGTATGGGTATTATCAAAGCGTATGCGAGCGGGAATGCAGCAGACTACAAAGACTACTTAGTCAAAAATGCCAAGCTATACGGATTAAGCGCTTCCAGAATTGCCGAAATGGAACGTCCGGTTTTAGTGCGCGTGCGTGTTGATGACGTTGATCGCGCCCAGTTCGCCAAAGATAGCAATATATCTGACCTTCAGGACATGGCTGCGAGTGAAAAAGCTTTTGTAGATGCCGAAAGCATAACAGGAGGTTTACTTGCGCTCTTTGCTCCGTCAGAAACCGGCAATTTGATGGCCGGCTCTAACTCTGCGTTTGTGCAGGGCTTCATGAAAGAGATCGGTGCATCCGCTGCCGCAGGTCTACTAACTGAAGATGGTCGCCTAACTCGCCAACTTTTAGACCGCATCCAAAATGCGATCTTTGCCAAAGCCTACAAAAATGAATCTCTCGTTAAGCTTGTTGCTGAAGAACCGGATCCAGAGCTCCGCAATGTTCTAACCGCGCTCAACGTCGCCGCGCATGATTTTGTACAGATGCAGTATTTATCAGGCGAAGCACACAAGGCCATTGTCGATAACGTTGTGCAAGGTGTTGAGTCTGTTGATTCCCTCGACGGTAAGGCGCTCCAATCTCTCACAGAAGCGATAGAGCTGGTTAGGAAGGCCAAAGATAGCGGTCAGTCTATCGAAGAGCTTGTGAGCCAGCAGGGGCTTTTTGGCAGCATTCCCGAAGAATCAGCAGCCCTAGCAATTTTCATTGTCAAAAATAACCGTTCTGCTAAGCGTATGGGACGCGCATTCAAATTGATGGCTGAAGCTATCAATGAACAGCTTACAAGGCAGCAGCAAGCCGCAGGGGACTTATTTGGCGGTGATGCGGTAACTATGAGTGACGTTCTTAATTCTGTTGGACGCCAACTTGAATCAGAGTTTGGAGACGTGAACGGGCTAACTGGCCTTTTTGAAAGTGCGCCTACACCAAAAACAGGCGTGTTTTCACAGTCTAAATCGACTAACGAGCTAATTAAGAACATCGTTGGCCTTACTACGCGCAGTGGCTACATGACAGGGCGATATGTTGGCCAATGGATCCAAGAATTAAACAACGGATCTTCAGATATAGCGCCAGCTCTTAAGACCATTAAGAGCGTGATTGGGAAGTCAAAAGCCGAATTCGGTCGAAACATCACTGAAATGGACTCTTTCAGTGAGGGGGTCGCTTCGGTGATCGGGAACGGGATTATGCGCTATTCATTCAAAGAGGACTTCATCAAAGCGGTTGTCCTCGATGGCCACGGTTTCGAACTGAAGACCAACTATGAAGCATATACCAATGCAAACACTCCAGATGAGAAGCACAGCGCGGCAAAAGCGCTATTAGATTCAATAGATCCATTCTTAGTAAAGCGCAGAGGTCGAAGAGTTTTTACCGCAGACAGTAAAGCGATGGTTAATGCGCTTACCGGATCTCAAGAGTTTCCATCCGTTATCACACTGTACGCTGAAGCTAATACCATGCCTGATTCGATGAAAATGCCAGAAAATGAAGCGCTGGCCGCTCATCAAAACATTATCGCCGTTGGTAAAGCGATCATGCCCAATATGGACGAAAAGGTAGAAGCGAACCGCGAGGCCATCAGAAACGCCGCAGTTGACGTGGAATTTAAAGAAAAACTTATTGGGGTAGGGCTTAGCGAAACAGATGTGGAAAGCATCAGTAAAGCCCTTCAAGGCTCACGTATGGGGTATGGCAATTTTAAGGGTGATGGGTATCAAATCGTACTCAATACGGCTCCGGCGATTATTCGTCGTGAAGTTTCTGGCCTGATAACGAAATTGCTGGAACCTACACGCGAAGAGCTTAATCAGGGGTTAGATTCGTTGATGAAATTAAGCCCAGCAACAGATGAAAACGCTAATGGATGGATTTCTGGTTTAAAAATTTCTAAGGCACTTATCAAACGCTATGACGCTAATTATGGCACCGGTGCATTTTTAGCTGATCTCAAATGGGCATACAAGCTAGCAGGTGGCCAGCTAACAACCTTGAAACAGATAGACCTTAAATCTACAGGGCGTTCACATGCTCAAAAGATTGGCAAGATTGCACTCAATCCTCAATCACCGCGAGCAACGCTTGCGCACGAACTAGGCCATCACTTTGAGTACTCTAACCCTAAGTTGCTCGATATGGTCAAAGTGTTCCTGAATACCCGTAAACCAACAGATGGTGGCGCTCCACTAATACGATTGAGGGTGGCAACTGGCAATGCTGGTTATCGTAAAAATGAGATCGCTATTAGAGATAGTCTATCGTCTCCATATATCGGAAAGGTCTATTCCACAACTGGGAAGGTCGAGGATATTGGCTCTTCTGAAGTCTTCTCCAGCGCTTTTGAATACATGTTTGACAGGAATGACGGTGCAAAATCTATGTTGAACAACGATGGTCTAATGGAATTCGCAATGGGCGCGATCAAAGGGGTTTTCGATGGGAACTATTAATTTTGAGAAAGACGGGTTCTCAGGCTCGATTGATTTTGAAACAGAGACATTCGACGCAGTTAGTCCGTTCGTTGTTGATGGAAGTTGGGAAAAGTCAGAACTGGTGGAAGAGATAAACAGTTTAGTGGACACGTTACCAGCACATACAGGTTTGTCTTTTTGCTCACTAGATGAAGCAAGCCCTGAAGATATGTTCGCGGCTCTAGGAATTATGGGATTTGCGTTAAAGCTTCCATCAGAGTGGGAGGAAGCATTAGCAGCGATCGAACTGGAAGATGAAGAGGCTGAAGGGTTAGGAGTCAGTTTTTAAGTGCAAATTAAAAGGCGTCAATGTGACGCTTTTTTTAATTAGAATTTACTAATTACATGTATGCAAGAATAGAAAAAGGGTGCATAGCACCCTTTTGATTTAAGACATGAGTGAAGTCACCGCGAAGTAACTTACGTTTAGAATTGTATAACGTTTTTACTCAAGGTGAAACACATGAATCAAAATTTGAAAGCCTTTGGCGATATGTTGGCACATGCAGAGGGTACAAGCACTCACCGATTAACTAAGTGTAATGGGTATGATGTTGTCGTGACAGGGAGTGACGGTAAGCCTGAAGTATTCTCTGATTTTTCAGATCATCCATTTGCGAAAGGCCGGCCAGCAAAAAAAATTAATAGCAAAGGTTTGTTCTCTACTGCGTCAGGTCGCTATCAGCAAATCTATAAATATTGGCCGGTGTACAAAGCACAACTTGGCCTACCTGATTTCAGTCCTGAGTCCCAAGAAAAGCTTATGGTTCAACTGCTGAAAGAGCGGAAGGCATATGAGGATGTTCTTAACGGTCGGATCACTGACGCGATCACAAAGGTTCGTACTATCTGGGCATCACTTCCAAACTCAGGTCATGGACAGCCAGAGAAGAGCCTGAGCGAGCTCCTGAAGGTATATCAGGCAGCTGGTGGTACATTGGCATAATAGAATCCAATAAACGCCCACAGAGCTTCCTAGGTGGGCGTATCTTCTTGAGTTATCCACATATCCACTGGGTAGATCCAATAATAAGATCCTATATAGATCCTAAAACAGATCCTAAACAGATCCCCGTTTCTCGCAGCCCTTTGCCAGTGCGGTTCTCAGCGATTTTGCATGTGTCGTATCATGCGTTTTATGTGTCGCAGCATGTAGACTATGTGTGACAGCATGAAAGTGATGTGTTGTAGCATGATAAAACATGTGTCGTATCATGATCCGGCCGATAATTATCAACCGTTTGTGTATAACTAGGTTTAAGCAATCTAACTAGTTGATATAAAATGGGAAATGCTTTGTAGCCTTACAAGCGAATGCAAAAAGAATCACAAAATATAAACAACTAACGATTAACAGCTTCTTTTTTATCGATGTGGTCTGTGAATAATTGTGTTCAGTTTAACGTTGAGTCAATTCAGGATTAGTTTTTATCCACATATCCACCGGATAGATCCAATAATCTGATCCAATATAGATCCTAATTAGTTCCTAAACAGATCCCCGTCTCTCGCAGCCCTTTATCAGCGCGGCTCTCAGCGATTTTGCATGTGTCGTATCATGCGGTTTATGTGTCGCAGCATGCAGATTATGTGTGACAGCATGCGGTTTATGTGTCATAACATGTCCTAGCATGTGTCACAGCATGATCGAGACGTGTTTTATTAACTGGTGTAATTTTAACAAAAGGTATGAGGGTAACACATTGAATAACGGGTTTTTTTTTGAAGATTCGGTTATTATTGACGGTGATTCTACACACAAGCCACTCACAGTTACCTCTCAGTCTTCTGTTCAACCGGCAATATTGTTGCGTCTTGGTGTGTTTGTGCCAAACAGCCGAGCGATCAAGAAAGGCAGTGAGCATGTCATCGACGTCTCTGAGTCCTTTAAATCGTTAGAGTTTTCGCGCCAAGAGGGTTATGACGATATACGGATACGGGGCGAGCGCTTAAATATCTCCACTGATTTTTGCGTCTGGATGGGGGTCATCGGCGCTTTTAGCAAGTACGGGCGTCCTGACTCGAATGAAATTACGTTGCCATTTAAAGAGTTCGCCACCCTTTGCGCTTACGAGTCTCGTCAGCTAAATCATCGTTTAAGAACGCAGATCTTTAATTCTCTGGCTAAGCTAGGGACGAAGGTTGTTCAGTTTCAGCGTAAAGACGGGGAAGGGAAGCACTTTTTCACGCACTTATTAAAAACCGCGCTTATGGATCGTGTTCAAGACACAGTAACTCTAGAAGCTGATCCACGTTTGCGTGAGCTTTACCGTATTGACTATAAGATTTTGCTACGTAAGCACCCATATAACATCCTCAAGGGCAAAGAGGTGGCTCAAACGCTCTATACGTATATCGCGAGTCTGCCTGATGGTTTTGCGCCAATATCGTTCAAGCGTATACGTGAGCGTCTTCTCCTTACCTCTGCTGTATTTGAGCAAAACCGCTTAATTAAGGCCGCGCTCAAGGCTTTAGCTGAGATTGGGTATATAGAGTATTTTGTAACTAAGGACGGGAAAGAAAACATCCTACACGTCCAAAAAAGAAATAAAAAACTCAAAGCCTTAGTATAGAAAATATGTGTCCTATCATGTTCGTGAGTTAAGTTTTATGTGTTCCAGTATGCAGTAGACATTACTAAGTCTGCATACTGGCTAATTCATGTGTCACGGCATGCTATTCATGTGTCGTATCATGCATTTTATGTGTCACAGAATGCGCCCTGTATGCCTTTTAACCAAATTTACCCCACCTAAAAGCGGTCACGCATGATTAAACACATAATTCAGCGTAGCCCGCATGCTGCGACACATGTTTTGATGTGAGCTACACATAAATCTCATTCTGTGACACATAATCCGGCCTATGTTATATATTTGCTTCAATTCATTTGAAAGTACAAAAGTATGAAAGTACAAACATGCAAAAATTACACTTTTGCATGTTTGCTATTTAAGGCATACTTCAGCCAGTTTGTACTTTATTGGAGAGCCAAATGATCACAATTGTTGGATGTAACAAAGGCGGTGCTGGCAAAAGCACAACCGCAACAAACATAGCCGTAGGTCTTGCTATGCGCGGTCTTGATGTATGTTTAGTTGACGCCGATCCACAGCGTTCTACTTCAGAATGGCATGCAGACCGTGAAGAGGCTGGGCTAAAGCCAAGCATTATGCTTATTGAGAAGCAGGGAAATATTTCACAGACTCTGGCTGGTCTTAATGAGAAGTTCGATCACGTTATTGTTGATGTAGCCGGACGTAATAGCCGTGAATTACTCACTGGTGGTCTTGTCGCTCATCAAATCATTGCACCACACCAGTGTTCTCAGTTTGACCTGAACACGCTAAAAGAATTGGCTCAGCAAGCAGAAGCAATGCATGACATTAACCCTGAGCTGAAGGTGTATTGCTATCAGACGATGGCGACCACAAATCCAATGCTACGCGGTACAGAACGTCACGAGTTTCTTGAATATCTTGCCGACTATGAGACTTTGATCTCTCTGAATTCCGTAGGATGTTCGCGCAAGGTATACCGCGATGTTGTTCCAAATGGTATGTCAGTTTTAGAAACGAATAACGATAAAGCTATTGAAGAGGTTAACTCTCTGATTAACGAGGTGTTCCCTGTATGACTTTAAAAAAACGCCCACTGAAACCAGCGGCTAACAAAGTAAGTCCTGAAGATGCAGAGCGTTTTGCTGATCGCATGGCTGATCGCATCTACGGCGAAGAGAAAAAACCAGCTCAAGAAGTCGCTGTAAAAGTTGTTGCAGAGAAAATGATCCGCACAACAATCACTATCCCTGAGTCTCTACTGCGTGAAGTCGAACGTAAAGCGTTTGAGAACAAGCAAGCCGGTATTGAGCCTAAGAACATCAGTGCTATCTTCAGAACCGGTGCTGACATGTATCTGAAGGGCAGTACAAAAGTATGATCGTTCGTATTGTTTGCTAGCTAGAAAGTACGGAATACTTTCAGCTAACAAAACCAATACAAAAACGCTTTAGAATTAATGTTTTAATTGACGCATGTTGTTGCTGGTGGTTATTGTATAAGGGCAGTAGCAAAATCTACTGTCGGGATTTGCACCCCGATAACCATTAACGAGCACATGACGCGCTTGCGTCTTTTTTTGTGTCTAGATCCACGCATACCCAAATTATGGTGGGCTGGATAGGGCAACCGAAAGGTTGGCCGGAGTCGTTGATGGCCGGTAGTGCAAACCCTGTTCAGCTCACCACCAGTTAGAGATTTGCACCTCTGCGGTGGTGATTACAAACCCATCGACGAGGATGCCAATCATGGCTACTACCCCTACCCAAATTCAGCCGCTTATCTGGCGCTTTTATTCCTGCCAAAAACACCGCTTTTACACTGTATCCGCTCGTTCTGAAAAAGAAGCCCGCGATCAACTTCCTGACGCACCTTGTGTCTTCACCGCTCGTTTTCAATCTACAGCTATATCCACATTGACCTACTGGCATGCTCAGGAGGCTATGTGATGGAACTTACAACGCAAATAGCGATTATGAGTAGCCGTGAAATTGCGGAACTGACTAATAAGCGGTGTGCTGATGTTCATTCAGATATAAAAAACATGTTGCATCGACTGTATGAGGAAGATGGTGGAAATCTCCACCATGTGAAAAATCAAACAGTTACATTACGAGCTGGCGTTTCAGTTCGTTTTGATAACCGTGGATACATAGTCGAATATCTATTGGATTATGAGCATTCAGAATGCTTAGTGACGGGCTATGATGCAAAGCGCAGGATGACAGTAATAAAGCGCTGGCGTGAACTCGAAACAAATATTTTAGATAAGCCGCAATCGTTGTTGAGTTTGGAGCAAGCTAAGTTTGGCTTGGCGCTGCTGGAATCTTCATGCAACAGGCTGGATTTATCATATGCCGCAAAACTTCAGGGCTATAGAGCGCTACAAAAAGCCGCTGGCCTACCAGAGCTATTCCCTGACGCCGAACCAAAACCAACAATCACTAAGCCACCAGCGCCAGCCAAACAGCCAGCATTGCCGCTAATTAAACAGCCTATGTCATCGCTAACTAAGCTACTAGAACGTCATGAGATACGCGCTCCGGCGCAAGGCGTATACATCATGATGCATAGGCAAGGTTTGGTTGAAAGGAAATACAAGGCGAACACGGCCAAGCTAGAAACCTTTTGGGCTTTCACGGAAAAGGGTCTTCGGTTTGGTGAGAACGTAGAGTTTTCAAAGAAGGCGAAACAGACGCAGCCACGCTTCTATGATGAGCGATTTAAAGGGTTGTTATTCTTGCTTGGCTATGAGGATTAAGCCATGAACATTCAAGAATATACAACCGCTCGGCTTAAGGATATGGCGCATGATTTACATCTGGATTACCACGACAGCGGTTTTCCACATGCGTTATCTAAGCACTTATTCATGTTAGGCATGGTTACGGATGAAAGCGGCGAGCGGCTTGATTACAGAGCGATTCTTGTTCATGTATTAGAGGTTTGTAAGTAGCTTGAAGCCAACACCTAATAGGTGTTGGCTTTTAACCCGCGCAAGTGTTGATGACAACTGAATTCAGAAGGGTATGTAATGCTCACTTTTGATTATAATTCATGCAATTAAATATCTACGTAGTGATGTTTTCGTGCCTTAAATCTGTATGTTTGTTTTGATTCAAAATGTCTCTAAAGTTGCACATTTGGTAATTGTTAGACTTTTTTGTCAATTCGCATAATACTCTGGTAATATGAGTCAATTAAATTGATCTAGAACGTTAGATTCTAATGGTTAGCCACCGTTATATGTACCTCGGAACTCCACCAGTTAAAGGAGGGAACGATGAGTATAAGGACAGAGTTAAATAGACCAATGCCACTACTGATTGAAGAAGCTGATTTCAACAAAAAACTGCTTGTGATTGGGCGTAACGTTGTGCACACACAAGAGTTTCTTGATAAAGGGACTGAACCTTTTGAGCTCGCCGGTTACACCGTGCGTGAAGGGTACTCTTTTGTAAAATCAAAAAATTCTCATCAGTACAGACTCATTGCAAGGAATGCTGACGGCGAACCTATCACTGTTTATGCAGTAGAAGTAATTTTTCAAACTGAGTGCGCATACCCGCGCCGTTCATGTACCCAGATTATGGTCTGGAGAACTCCCGATCTACGTCATGATTCAGCGGTTCGGGGTTTGCCACAGCATTTCTTTGAATATCTGCTGAATGAGCATGATATTGTTGTTTCTGATGAGGAACAGACTGGCGCAGGTCGTCGTTTCTGGCAGGGAATGTTGGGCTGGGCGTTCCAATCCGGCTATCACTTGTATATAGCGGATGGCACGCAGGAAAATTGGCCGTTGTTTAAAATTGGTAACATGGATGAGTTTTATGAGAATTGGGACTCATTTGTTTGGGGGCATGATGCAGATGTTCACAAACACCGCCGCGCAGTTATTAGCAAAGTAGATTTGCCGCATAGGATGCTGTCGGAAGCATTACTGCAAGAAGAAGAGTAAAACAAAGGCCGCTTTAAGCGGCCTTTAATATTATAACTACAGGTAACTTTCGCTTACTGATAAGGAAAAGTACAAAGGTATGATTATTTGTACTTTTGTATTGTTGGGTGTTTACTTCACCCATTGTTTTGGGGTATCTTAATTTCGTTGTTAAGAAGTGGGTTTGGCCAACCAGCTTGCGGAGTAGCGAAACCGCCTAGGCCTCCATCAAAAAACACTTCTTATCTAACAGCCCTTGTGCCACTCCGCCAAGGGCACCATTTCTAAGGCCGCATTGCGCGGCCTTTTTGTTGTGTGTTATTCAGTAAATGCATTTCTCAAATACTGAACATCACTATTTTTTATAATTCCTTGCTGAACCATAGAGCTTGCACCATCGTCTGTTCTGATAGCTACGATGAAAGGCATTATAAAATCACCTAATCGTGCCATTGAGTAAGATGCGCCTTTATCTTGAGCTGCGTCAATGATGCTTGCTCTGAAGCTATAACCGGCAGCGGAATAGGCATTTGCAATACCCAATGCACCATAAGCCATACATCCATCTTTTGACATTTCTTGTTCTGCAATACATTGCCTCATTCTGCCTGTATACCGCATGTCAAAATTTGCATTTACACGTCGTGCTGCACTCACATTGATAGGCATTATTGCCCCATCATCTGAAGGCATGCTTGCATTAACATAATCTAAACTGGCCGCTTGTGTAGATGATGCAACCAGAAGAATGCATAGAAGACTCTTTTTCATATCAAATTCCCTTATTATGGTTGCGTCATTTTATCGACATAACTGATTAATAACATTGATATGAGTCGAAATGATGAGGGAATGAAAATGGCCGCTAGTGCGGCCATATTTTATGCGCCGAACTTTGGCGGCTTCTGGTTTCTGAATGAAACGATAGGGGCTTTGTTGAGAGGATGTGATGAGTTGTGACGTTTAGCCGGCGCTGGTTGATACCCTGAACGGCTAGAGCCTAACGGAAGGCCACTGATGCCCACGCTACTTACTGACTCAAAGATAGCTTCCACAGCCTCCAGATCGTCTTCTGTTTCCATTCTCAGCATGGCATTCCGTTGCTCTTCAGTCAGAAAAATTGGCAGCTTATCAATGGCTGTCGCGAGACGATTCTGTCGCAGAGCCTTACTCTGATTTGCGGCCTCAAGCATGGCGTTCTGCTCGTCTAATTTTTCTGTCAGTTCCAGTAATCGGCCGCTTAAGACTAACAGTTCGCCTTCAGCTGTTTGCAGACGGTTCACAGATTCAACCATCATTTCCTGTTCGCGCATTTTTTCAAAGTGTTCTGAGAGGTCTATGGCTGCTGCTTCAGTGTAACCACACTCTACGAACGATTTTACAATGTGCTCTCTCCGGTCGTTCACTGATTCAGACATCATAACTTCGCGATCAAGGCTAATGTAATTTGGCGTAGTGACGTAATCAAAACCATAAAACTTGCGTACAACGGATTTCCACGCTGTGCTAGATCCTCCTGTAACCCAGCTCCAGCCACCAGCTCTGGATTTTTCCATTGCATCAACAATGTGGCCAGTGTCCGTATCAAGGATTTCTTGCGTGTGAGTTACGATCCCTGAATCATCAATGCTTGCTGATATGGTTCTATTGGAAGGAACGTTATCAAGAACAACCGGTTTACCATCAACCATAATTACACTGGTCTGTGGAAGAATAAGGCTCCCTGTACGGTTATAGTGCTCTTCTCGTCGCTCGTGGCCGTAATAGCCAAATAGCTCGCCCAAAGCCATTTTTTCTTGGGTTTCCTTGCTGTTCAGTGACGCTTTAATAGAGCTCAGCATGTAATTTCGATTGTTCTGCGTTGTATGCTTTCGAATGCAGTCAGTTATAGAAAATCGATCCGTTACTGTTCTTAAATTATTCATTTTTTTCCTCAAAGCTCGGCGCGAGGTTAGCTGGTTAGATATTTCATGAACTTTTTCAATTCTTCATGACTCATTGATTCGATATTCAGGTCATCTGCCGGCGCAGACTCAATCATGTTGTGATCATCGTTTTCGTCGCCTGACGTTGAGGCTTTGAACTCCTTAATTATCTGTTGAACGGTATCGCGATCCATTTCCATCGTGTCAGCGAGCACGTATTGTATGAATGTGTCTGAACCGGTCATTTTTTGATTGTTTAGAATGGCATCAACAATGGTCACAAGTTGAGCACAATAGTTTGCTCGGCTATCTAGCTCGCGGTTGTGTTGCTCTTGGATTGCCGTATTGAGAGAGTTAAATGCAAGCTGATATGGACGGTCGTTAGCAGGAAAAACCTTTCCATATTTGAAGGCGCAATGAATATCAATAAATCTGTGGACGGCCTCTACGCACGCATGACGTATCCAGTTGCTTCGTTCTGCTGCTGCACTGGATGTTTGTTGCCATCCTCCTTCGCCAAGTCCACCACTCATTTGATCAGCCCAACCAATCATTGTTGAATCCACACCGAGTGATGAGCACAGTTGTCGCAGATGAAACATGACGTCTTCAATACCAGTAATGTCGGCAGGTATAGATTGTGTATCTACAACAATCCCGCCTTTGTTACCGCCCATGATCGGTATGACGTGGTTCATAACAGTCGGAAGGGTATTACCATTTTTCATCCTACGCTGGATTTCAGCTGCGTTACGCTTTAGCCCTTGAGTTACTTCTCTCGTAAATCGTGCGGCATTAGCAGGGTCGAGTGTGTCGGTAGCCAGAGCAACCAACCGATCAACTTTTGCAGCGTTATTACGTGTTGCCTTAAGCGACTTCAGTGAGTTACATAAGTTTTCGAATGCTTCATATGAGTGTTCAAGAAAGCTAGCGCCATAATTTTGAGTTTCACGGAGTGGCGCTTCATCCATAGGACTTAATAAGCTGAAACTTTTTGAACCGTAAATAATTGGCCGGTTAGTGCTGCTTGGAACAAAGGTAGGAAGTTTTAATGGAACCAAATCCCAAGGCTCAGCCATGACTCTTGCGCCATTTTCAGGATGCAGTAAAAAATCCCCTGTAAAACCCGCGAGCTGACCACCACGAACGAACTCGTTTACAAAGTGTGGCAAGGTATGAAAGTCGCTCTCAAGTGCGACAATTCCCTTGTTTTGGATGGTATATGGCCGAATGTACGACACACCGAATATAACCATTATCCGCGCCCAATTCGGTAGGCTAGCATTGATTAAGCTTCCCAAATCCCCCTGAATCTCTTTGCATAACTTATTGGTTTTCTCGTCAGAACTGTCTTTAGGTTCAATCGTTATGATTTCACCTGTTTTTTTATCCATACTCAGGGCATTGGATATGTGGATATTGAGCGCTGCTGAGACGGTAGGCGATTTAGCCATTACTGCTAAGAGGGAATATCTCGACAGACGGTCTTCAGGCAGTTGGATGACGTTTTCCACCTCATCGCCAGATGATGAAAATGTATTAGAATCGTCATTGTCATTCTTGCTCGTAAAGAATCCAGAGCGTGATACCAAAGAACCGGATGAGCTAGTTCCCGTTATAGGCAAATTGTAGGGGTCATCTTTCACAGCTGAAGCGGGTAGCACTCTTCGCAGTATGTCTACCGGCGACCACGACTTTTTAGTTTTCACTGCTAATCCCCACTCAATGTAAATAAAAGATCTCTTAGAATTGACTATTCTACATAACCTTTATTTACGGAAGTGAACAGTGGACGATAATTTAACCGTGTCGAACGGAAGGGCTTCAATGTTTGATGGCATAACAAGCATTGATGAGCTGGTGAAAGTAATTCGTTCAGCGTCATTGCAGAGAGTGCCGGCGGTCTTTGGTATTTCGAAAGCTGAAGGTGTCAGTATTGAGAGAACGAGAAAAGAAGCTAATGCGGCGGCGATTGCTTTGCTGAACTCTCTCCCTCCTGATTTTGATGGATACAAGCTAACTGATGAACAGCGTCAAACTCTCGCGGCCTATACGGGGCTTGGTGGCATCGGTGGATCCGAATACGAGTATTACACCCCACAACCAGTAGCAGAGGGCATGTGGGCGCTCATGGCTGCTTACGGTGCAGATACAGGGAACATGTTAGAGCCTTCAGCAGCTACCGGCGTGTTTCAGGAAACAAAGCCAAAGGGGGTGATCACAACAGCTACGGAAATTAGCGATATTTCAGGCCGAATTAACCAGCTCCTACATCCTGAAGATCAGGTCTTAGTTTCTCCATTCGAAAAGCTAGCGGCCAGCACGCCAGATGACCACTTTGATAGCTGCCTTGGCAATGTGCCGTTTGGTGCAAGCCGTGGTGGTTTTGCTAACTTAGATCCCGAATATTCAGACGTTAAAAACGTGGGCGTTTATTTCGTGTTGCGCTTACTCGATAAGATTAAGCCCAACGGCCTAGCGTGTATCATCGTTCCCTACGGTATGACCAGCGGCAAGACTTACACAAAGCTACGCCAGCAAGTCTCACGAAAGGCGGAATTCCTCGGTGCTCACCGTTTACCGTCCGGTACGTTTGAAGAGAATGGCACGGCAACGGCCGTTGATGTGTGGGTATTGAGAAAGCATCCAGCAGAGCTGGCAGACAAGATACTGACAGCTGACGATTCAACACTTAAATCAGTTAATGTGCTGTGGGACACGTACTTAACAGGTAAGTGGTTTGATCGTGAAGGCCGTAAGTTCCAACACGGTGAGTCAAGTATTGAGGGGAGCGGTAAGTTTAAGCGGCTGGTGGTTAAAAATGACCAAATCACTGCCAGCGGCATGAAGCAAAAATTAGCCCAGCGCTTTGACTCACGAATTGACTGGGAAGCTTTGAACCTCGTAGAACCAGCTTTTTCACCGATGGCAGAAGGCGATAAGCAATTTATCAACGGCCGTTGGTACAAAATGGAATCAGGGCGTTTGATTTATGACGCCGGCGCGAAGCAAACAAAGTTAAGCCCTGAACGTTACGGTGTCACAACTTATGAGGAACTATCAGACCGTACCTCCACGCCTGAAGGTCTTCTGAGCCTGAACTTTGATCAGATTGCTGCAATCGCTAACGACTATCCTGAATCCGTTTCGCAAGAATACCGCTCCTTAATTTCATTTTCACAAGGGCAAAGCCCAGCTGCGCGGGAAAAGGCTTTCCGTGGCTCGATCATCGGCAAACGCATTGCGCTCATGCAAGACATGATAGCGAGCGGGGCAAGCGGGGAACGTCTGGAAGGGGTACGTGAAGAAGTTGAGCAATTAGTCAAAAATGAAATTGCACGCGGCGGTAATCCACATAGCGGCCGGCGCGTTAATGTTTCAGGTGCCGGCTGTGCTGACTGGCTGAAGTTTAAAGCTAGCGTAACAAAAGAAGGCAATCTATCCGATCTGGTGCAAGGAACTCTGAATATCGGAGCTCAGGACGCATTTGATAGTACGGATCATGAATCTGTTATTAGACACCTATTTAATCAGATTGACCTCGATCCGGTAACGCTTGGTGAGTTTAGAAATACGTTCAAAGGTGAGCTACCAGAGAGTGATGACGAACTATTAGATATTCTGGCTACGAAAGACGGGATCGCTATCTCTGCCGATGGAAACGTGCTGCCAATGGATAGAGCCACGAGTGGCGATATAGGCCTGATGAGCAGCCAGCTTCACGCTGTTCTCGGTTATGCGCGTGATGGGGCGGTGAAAGAGAATTATCTACGCCAACTGGCTGAAATTAAGCAAAAGCGGAAATGGACGGGTGTTGACGATATTACCTTTTCATTAAATGCTCGGTGGATGGATCGCCGGCTGGTACTGGAGTTTCTAACTCAGCAAGGATATGACGATCTCAAGTACGTAGAGAGCGTTGAAGTTGAAGATGGCCAGCTTGTTTCCGACTTAACATATCGTGGTAAAAATGGCGTGTTCGTTGGTTATCGGCATAAGACCGTAATGACCAAAGATAAAGAAACCGGTGAAGTAATACCGCAGTACAAACGTGTGCGCGGTAGAGACGGTTTTAGTGACCAATTTGAAAACTATTTAAACGGTGTTAAGCCGCGTGGCCAGAACGAAGCGGAATACATGGAGCGTATTAAACGCCTTGAGGACGAATTTAACGTTTGGATACGCCAACACGATAATATTGATGACCTCACTCAGCAATATAACGATGCATTCAATGCTTACATACCATACGAGCATTCATCTGCAAGCCTTGGCCTAACAGGTGTTTCAGGCAAAAGGGAAACATTTGGCTATCAGAGCTCAGAAGTAAGACGTCTTTCTGAGGATGGACGTGGGATTAATGCCTTTGGAACTGGCTTGGGTAAAACCACTACAGCACTGGCGCTTGAAGCCTATAATTTTGAAAATGGCCGCAGTAAACGCACGCCAATAGTTGTTCCAAAAGCCGTATTAGAAAACTGGTATCACGAAGCCCAATCGTTCTACAGCAAAGATGCGCTTAAAGGATTCTTGTTTGTCGGTTTGGATGAACTCTTTGATGATGACGGAAACCATCGCAAGATCCCTGTGCTGGATGCGAACGGACAGCCAGCGCTAGATAAAAAAACAGGGGAGCCGCTTTATCGCAATGCTGTGAAACTCTCAAGCAGCGCGACGATTAAAGAGCGCATGAACATGATCCCTCAGTCAAACTATCGCGCTGTAGTCATGACAAAAGAGCAGTATGCAGCTATCCCTTTGCGCGAAGAGACGATAAACGATCACGCATATGATGTGCTGTTTTCACAAGCTGAAGCTGGCCGTGTCAACCTGAACGGTGATAAGCACCGCGACGCTAAGAAGAAAAACAAAATCTTGGCTGATGGCAGCGATACTGGCAGCAAGAAAAAGCAGGACTTCCCGTACTTTGAAGATATGGGCTTTGATAACGCGATCATTGATGAAGGTCACAACTACCGTAACAGCTATGCAGCCGGCCGCGAGTCTTCTCAGTTAGCCTATCTACCGACCTCACCGATTGCCAAATCAGCGCGAGACATGGCAGTTAAAAATGCCTATCTCATGAAGAATAACAACGGCCGTGGTGCCGTTATGCTGACCGCTACGCCGCTGGTAAATAGTCCGATTGATGCATTCAATATGCTATCTCACGTTGTGCCGATGGAAGAATGGCAGCGCATGGGCATATTTACACCTGATGACTTTGTGAAGGTGTTCGGTATGACCGAACAAGTGCAGGTGCAAAAAATATCGGGTGAGATTGAAAGTAAGCTGGGGCTGGTGGGTTTTCAGAACCTAGACGGTCTGCGCGGTATTTTCCATCGCTGGACGACTATGAAGACGGCGAAAGACGTATCTAGTGAAATTGAGATCCCCGATGTTGTTGCGCACACTGAAATTGTGCCAATGACAGAGTATCAAGAAACGGTTTATGAAGAGCTGCGTAAGCGTGCTGATGACCTTTCGAAAGCGACGACCGAAGAAGAGAAGCGAGAGGATTCTATATTCTCAATTATCAGGGACATGGATCGTGTGTGTACAGACCCTGACTTGTACAAACGCACGATCACATTCCGCTTTGCCAAAAAACATATGGAGGCGATCAAAGCCCTCGCAGATGAGCTACCCAAGGATGTAACCGAAACAGACGAAGATGACGACTCTACAATCACTGCCGGCGCAAATGCTGTAGTGAGCGAGCAAGGCGATTTTGTTTCCCTTGTTGTATCCGAACTGTTTGAAAAAGAAGTAATAAGCCGTCTGGCCAAGTTTGGGCTAAGTGAAGACGATGTATCTCACCCAATCCCGCCGAAGTATTCAAAGCTGATTGAAAACCTGAAAAAAGGGATGGCTGGTGGCGGTAAGCAAATCATTTTCTCTGATGAAAAAACGCAGCACGAAAAATTACGCCGGATTATTGCTCAGGCTCTAGGCATATCCCGTGAGCAGATAGGTATTCTCAATGCCACAACCGTTGCGCAAGCTTCAAAATCAGCTGGTAAAAAGCTGAAGAAAGTAAAACGTCCGACTGAACCGAAAGAAGATGCAACACCAGAGCAGTTAGACAAGTATTTTGAGCAAAAAGCAGCCTTTGACGAATATGTAGCGTCTCAAAATGAGATATCTCTCGGTGGTCTAGAACAGATAGCAGCTGATTACAACGAAGGCCGCACTCCGATCATCATCTGCAACAAAAAGGCAGAAGTAGGTATAAATCTGCATATCGGTACTACTGATATGCACCATTTAACACTGCCGTGGACGCCAGCCGCTTTAAATCAACGAAATGGCCGTGGTGCGCGTGTTGGCTCTAGCAGTGCTCAAAATGTGAATGCGCATTACTACTGTGGCGCGGGTTCATTCGATGAGTTTCGTCTCGATACGATGCAGCGTAAGAAAGACTGGATCACTGACATCATGACTTCTGACGTAGCTAGAATGACTAATGCCGATGCGAACAGCGCAGAAGAGATGCAATTGCTGTTAGCTTCAGACCCCGCAGAACGTGAACGTAAGCGCCGTGAGCAGGTAGAAAAGGCAGAAGCCATCGCGAAGCAAAAAGCGAAACAGCGTGCTGAAATTGATCTCAATAACTACCTGAAAGCAATGCACGCAAGTAAAGGCAACTCTAAATCCGTTGAGGACACTATACAGTCGCTGCGGGAGAAACTTGAACGAGCCAAGATTAAGCTCATGGAGCGTGATCAGAGTGTTGAAGAGCTCAAATCGCGGAAATATGCAGTTAGCTCGTATAGCGACGACCTTACAAAACAAGAGCGCATATTGTCTCGTATGCAAAAATCAGAAGGACTAATTAAGCGCCTAAGACCCGAAATTAAGCACGCTATTGAGGCCGGATATTTAGATGTTGATCCTGATGTTATTGATCACGGCTCAGAGTACTTTGTCGCAGAGAATAAACGCATATACCGCGTTGGCCGCGTCTACAATTGCCGCATGTTCAAATCCAGTTATAGCGGCACAACTGACCTGTATTTAGTACGCCTAAAATCTATCAACATTGATACTGGCATGGTGGTTGTTGATCAACTGTGGTGCGATGCTATTGATGCTGAGCTAAAAACTAGCATAACAGAATCACTATCGAGGCTAGGTGCAGAAAGCGATTTTAGTGCCGATGAGTTAGCTCTGAAGACGTGGATGCACGGCGGTTTAACAACAAGAGAAGTTACTCAACGTCTAAATAAAACACAGTTCACACAGTACCTTAAGTCTGGTGATTTAGTCCTCAAGGATAGCTATGTTGTTATTCGCGGCACGGCAGGGTATGAGGTTCTGTCGATGTTTGAAACGTCATCCTACAATTATCGAAGTGTGTTCTCTTCGTCTGCAATGAATACTCTGAAGGCTAATGCCGACAACGTTATTTTCCCTGACACAACTGATGAGGTTTTGAAAACTAAGATTGCAGAAAGCTTCAGAGAAAACAGCCAAATTTATAAGGCTACTGAGTTCTTGATGGCATTGTTTGGCGCAAATTACAAACAAGCGATAGAAAGTTATGGTGAAACAGCAAGCCAGCCGTTTATCGTTGAGTATGTTTCTACATTCATTGCTGAAAAAATGAAAGACTATGGAGATGCTAGTCACAATACGCTAGGCAATGGCACGACACAGGCTATTAACTTCATGTCGAATGGAAAGACCGACGCCACTGAATTTGTGAACGGAGCCTTTAGACGTTCGAACAAATTTACCGTTCCGAGCAAGTATAAAAACACGTTAGAATTCCAGTCGGAATTTGAAGAGCAATGCCGGCTGATAGCTAACCGTATTGATGATGCTATCAAGTCGAACTGTAAAACGCTGGCACATACTGCGTTCTTGTCGTTTAAAGCTTCATTGAAGAGCAGTCTAGCTTCAGTTGTTGAACGAGTTCAGAAGTTTATGCACTCCACACTTCATAGCAATTATACGGATGGTTCGGATGCATATAGATTCAATTACGCGGAGTTCTTTGCTGATGCCGTAGCGCTAGGTTTTGTTGATGAGGCCGACATCACAGAATCGCTCTTTATGGACGCTACAGCGCGTAATGAGTTAACAGCGGCTATTGACCTTAAAAATAGTAAAGCTCGCTTTGTAGAGGGCTTTTGGGACGAAATTAAGGTGAAAGCTGGGCTGATCTCTCAGGAGAGTGTAGACAAAGCGAAAGTAGAAAAAGAAAAGATAGAAGCTGAGGCGCAAGAAGTTCGTAGCGCTCAGTTGCAGGAAAATATCACGATAAAAACAAATACTGTCGCTATTCGAGGTGGTAAGGGAGCAAATCGCTATGACTATGCGCCAGATGGCTGCTATTGCTTTAATGACTCTCGCGGCAAAGACGGTGCATTGTTTGAAGCAAAAGAGGACTTGAAAGCAGAGTTCAAAGCTAAATATTACAACGGCCGCAATCCTACTGATGAGCTCGCCGGTAGCTGGTGGCTCATATCAAAAGACTATGCGCTTGATAAGATCACCGCAGTCATTCAGCAATACGAATAATAACATGAGGAATGCGCTCAGAAATGGGCGCTAAAGATTGATGACAACTTTAATTGATACTATCCAGCCGCCGGAAGCTTATCTTGAAAGTGTGCTACCTGAAGGCCTAAGACAACGCAGTGAGTCTGAATACGTAAACCAGTACCTGACAAACTTGATTGCGCGATTAAAGGCTGAACCAAGGCTTTATCGTTCGTTCGGTGCATGGTGGCCGAGCCTAAAATCGCTTATTATTGAGCAAGATGAGAAAACATTCGGGATCCTCGTAGATTCAGATGTAGCAGCTATTTACACAATGAGCCGGCCAGCTCTTACGATAGTTGCCGCGCATCTATATTCCAATGAACGTGTAGAAAGCGGCTCAGTGTATTCCGCTTACCACTCTCTCGACGTCAACGATGATGCAGACGACACTGAACCGTATGTGTACGTCAGCAATGATGTTGATATGGAAGCGTTTGTTCAAATAAGAGGGAAAGCATGACAACTAAAAATTTTGTACGAACATTTTATAAGCTAAAAGAACTGGAAGACAAAGCAGCTGAAGCTGGTTTCCTGTTTGAGTTCAAACCACAACGACGAGTGTTTGAACTAAAAAATATGAAGGATCCAGATTGCTGGGGGTGGGTAATTCGTCGTGATGGCACCAAAGTTGAGCTCGTTCGAGATTGTACTATTGAAGAGTGGGATGACGTGCTTCGCTACAATATTGAGCGATTGAACACCACTGAAGAAAAAACACACAGCCAAAGCTAACCAAAAAAGTTAGAAATTCAGATTGAAGTTTTATAAAAACGCTTTAGAATCGTTTTTATGGTTTGCAGTTTGAAGCCATAAACGAGAAACCCGCCTTTCGGCGGGTCACATGTACAAGCTGGTGTCGGTCGGCAAACTAAAACCAGCGTGAACAAAAGGATTCTATCATGCAAAATTTTGCACTTCGAGATTTTACGTCTGTTGAGTTGAAAAAAAATAAACGTGCAGCGCGAAACCTTGAGAAAGTTAAACAAACGACGGCTATTTGCTTTAGCACAGTAGGTGTCATTTTCATCTTGAACGCTATCTATACGCTGGCCTCACACGGTTAATGCTGGATTTTCCACCATATTAAAGCCGCGTAGTCAGCGGCTTTTTTTGGATCAGGAGATTCTACGAATGACGCATTATTTACTTAAGATTGGGCGTGGTAAAAGTGTTGGGCGAGTTACTGCCTTACATAAGGAAAGGGCTCACTTAGATAATGGGGCATCTTTCGATCCACTAGCAAAAATACGCGCATCACGCTCAATTCGAATGGTTAGTCGATCTTCTGTGGAAAATAAAAAAACGAATTAGAATCATTTTGAATAGTTAGGAGTAAGGATGCCTAGGTTTACTGAAAGTTGGTATACAGAGCGTTGTCAGAAAAGTGGGCGCGGCAACTCTTTAAAGGCTCGCAAAGTTGCAAATAGCTGGGATACACCAATTAAAGTCGTCCGATCACCACATGCGGTTGCGTTAGAGCAACTTGCTAAAAATCCTGAGTTGATAAAAGGGAATCATGAACATTACGGTCAAGTTCGCTTTTTCTACCACTGTGAAATCAACACACCTCAAATATATGCGCGGTTGCATTCAACGCCAAACGGCGGGTTAAGAGCAAAAAAGACAGCGGTGCATGTTCGGGCAGAAGGGCAAAAGAAAGGATATCCCGATGTATCTTTGGATCTACCCAAAGGCCGTTATCATGGAATGCGACTGGAGTTTAAGCACGGAGCGAACAAGCCTTCTGAAGAGCAAAAACAGTGGCTAAACACACTCTCTAAAGATGGATACTACTGTGTAGTTGTATATGGCGAGCATGAGGCTATAGAAGCCGTAATGCAGTATTGGTGCTTAGAAGATGGCCAATCATTACCCGAACATAAGAATGACCACTTATGGAGGGACGCAGCGTGAAATTCGATGAAAAGTTATTTTATGAATGGCTGCAAGATGAGCCGGAGGTTAAACGCCAATCGACTAAACAATCTGTTGCTCACTGGATGGCGTGCCTTTTAGAGCTCCACATAGAGAACGGCGGGGAGAAAGTTAAAACCACACAGCTTTATGAGCGAGCTGGCACAGACAAAGCTGCGGTGCATTATGCAGCTGGTGGAATTAAAAATCTGTGGAAGATGATCCGGCGTGCAACTAAAGACTATGAGTACCGCTTATCTAAAGAGCAAAAGGCAATCATAGACAACATTTTTATTGACGAAATTCCTGATGAAAATGCCGATTGCGACGTTGATTTACCTGATATTACGTTAATGGATTATCCATCTGCATTGCGTTTGATGATCAGGCGTGGGTATAGAATCTATAGGTCGTCTTGGGATGGTGGCCATGTGTCCCTACGCTGCGATAAGCGCAAGGGTGACGATAGTGCGGAGTTTATTTTTACAGCTCCTGATGGCGTCACAATCCCTTGGGTTCCTTCGGTGCAGGATCAGTTGGCCGAGAATTGGGCAGTCTATGCCGAATAGCAAACAGGTGTTTCTCTCATCGCCGTTCAGTAGGCCTTTCCATACGATGGTTCTGGCTATCGTTGAAGAGCGTTACAAGGCAATAGGATTTACAGTTAGTAACCCCTCATCACTAGGTTTTGATAACGCAGGAGTTGAGGCGTTAGTTACGCGGATATGTTTGCTTGGTCTGTCGAGTGAAGTGTGGTTCCCAAAGGACTTTGAGAGAGATCCTATTTGTGTTGCTGAGTACAACTATGCGTATGCGCTAAGTAAGCGAATAACAATCGACAAAAGACGATTATTCAAAGATTAATTGATTAGAATTTCAAACAACACCGCGCCAATGTGACGCGGTTTTTTTGTGCTTGATGTACGCGTATATCTAATATTTTAGTGATCGCTTCACCTCTGTGTTGTACTATGTTTAAATAAATTATTAATTAGAATCTACTGGGATTTTATGAGAAAGCATTACTATTTTAACGTGTCATTTGCTGTAGATATGCATCGTCCTGTATCTGCAATAGTGAAACACAAAACGCCGCGAATGACGGCAAATAGGTTAGCTGAAGTTCGAAAGATGCTAGAGCTACCTGACGCCGCAGCGCTTATAAGCGTTGACTGTTTGGGGCTAATGACTGAGAAACAATGGAGCGAAGAGGTTTAAACATGAGTGAGTGCGCAGTAGTAACACAAAGTATCGCCACAACCTTGCCAACAACAGAGACGTTGGCCATGCAGTTAAACGAGATCGTTGCTGGCTTGGCTTTTTGCGAAAAAAGAGTGGGCGCTGATGATGTTTTCAAAAGCCGAATGGGGCGTTTGGCTGAAGATGTGGCAGCACTTGCTAGCGAGATTGAGCTGTTACTAAATTCAGAGCGTGATGAGCAAGATGAGTTGATTACTACGCTGGAATCTCGTGATGAAGAAATAGCGATGCTAAAAGGAAAAGTTAGTACGCTTCAGATTGAGATTGAAGCTATAACCCGTCAGGCAGCGGAAGTAATGGAGGAAACTCAGGGGATTGTAACAGCTGAACGAGAGAAGGCTCAGGAAGCTATCTACAAAGTCGAACACGCTCTTGAAAAGGAAAAGCTAGCACATGATGTGACTAAATCAAATTGTGCCACCCTGTTAGCTGATAACGCCTCATTACGTATTGAAGTTAAGGCTTTGAATAAACTGGAACCAATTAAGACGCAGAAGAAGCTAGCAGAGCAAAAGAAAAAGAACATCGAACTGACACGTACAAAAAACGAGTTACAAACCACTCTAAATCAAACTCAACTTCTCAACATGGGACTGAAGAAGAGCATAAGTGATCTAGAGGCTCGTCATTCTGTTTTGGTTTCAGAAATGGACAGAGCCAATGCTCGCATGAATATGCTCGACGGTGATCACTGCCTACGTGGACTCAGTTATACGAGTTCAAAAAGCCCTGAACTAATTTTCTACCCACACATTTTTCATTTTGGACTACATGTAACCGAAGAGGCCGAGCGTGATCACGGAGAACGCTTTATATCTGGTCTTGATTTTCATGTTCAGGTTCGTACAACGTGGGGCGTGGATACCACGGTGAAAATGAATGAGTGGGGAGTAATTGTTTATCACTTAGTGACTGAGCTAAAAGAGCACTGGCCAAACGAAATGGACGACTTTTTACAGGAATTCCATCACGAACAGCTTGAAGCGTTAAACCCACTGCTTCATCAGCGCTGTATTTGGGCTAGCCAGTGCAGCGTGATGGATATCGACAGTTTGCCTATAAAAATCCGTGAATCACTATATGACGCAGGTTATCAAACGTTAGCGAAACTGGGATCGGCCTCATTGCGTAGCTATTGCAAAGTGAAAGGAATTGGCGAGAAGTTAGCAGAACAGATCAAACTGGCCACCAGCGAATTACTCATTGCTTGGAATAATGAGCATGGAGCTCCAAACCTACGCGAACATGGCGAGAAGAGAGAAGCGCCTGATGTTCTTATCCGCAAGGCACAGCAAGCTAATCGACTTAAAAGCCGCTATTAATGTCACGCATGATTAAGTGATGAAAATATGAAAAGAACCTCGTTAGATAGAGTCAATAACACAGCTGGTCACAGGTATCTGTGGCACGGCATGTGCCAAAGTCATATTTGTAGGGATTGCGGCTGTGCTGAGCACAAGAACGGTATGTACTGGTTGATCGGTTACTACTCAAAAATAGAGCCCCCCTGCGAAACGGCAGGGTATAGATTTTCTGAGTGGTTGAAATCTGCCACAGACGGAACCCCTGAGATTAGAGGTATCAAAAATGGTTGAAATTACTCAAGAAATGAAGGATTACGCACTTAGTTTTGATATGTTTGCTGGCGATTTTGGCGACGGTACTGAGCGCTGTTTGCACGATAAAATAGTGAAAGCACGAAAGGCTCATCGCTGCCATATTTGCGATGGGGTAACTAAAGCAGGTGAATTGGCCAGATCAGCAAAATGGATTTTTGATGGGGAGTTGATGACTTACTATTGTTGCCAAGAATGTGTACTTGCGATGGCTAAGTGTGAGTCATGTGACGATGAAAGTGCAGAAGACGGTGACGCATTAATTGAAAGTCGGTACGCAATAGGCGATAAGGCGCGTGATTTACGTCGCAAGCAGGAACGTGCTCAATGAAATATGTACGAGCTGCATTCATATTTCTTATTGTTTGTGGATTCGGTGCGCTGGTGGGTGTTTCAGCTGGTGTAACATGGGGTACAGACCGGTGCGGTATATTAGTAACGGTAACAGGGCTTGCGGCTCTCTCATATAGTGCTACTGCATTAAAAAAACGAAAGAAATAAAAACAGTTTAGAATCAAAAAAATAAAAAGGCCACAGGACTAATGGTGGCCTTTTGCATCGCTCGCTTAAGCTGAGGCATGCTCATTCCATGTATCTTTGTACATAATATTTCCGTCCGTATATTTCCAAGTAATAGCTTCATAACGTAGTTCAATGTTTTCTATATGGGTACTGGTCATTCCATTTGGATGTAAGTAGGGGGAAATAGTTGTAATTATTACGTTTTCTAGATGGATGTTAAAGTATTCACTCTCTATGCCCGATTCAAGAATTCGATACATTTTAATCGTCGCAGATCTGAATTTTCGACCTTCACATAGCGCCCGAAAAAGAATAGGGGTCGTCTGATCAAATTCTTTTTGCAGAACGATTGGTGTGTGTACCCTTGTACCAGTTAACTTCCCCCTATTGGGATCAACTGGTATTGAAACGCTATGTGCAACAGATTTTAGCTCAATAGAGCCAAGTCTCGTCGGCATCAAGCACCCACCAACGATAGGTGATCCGTTTTCATCCACAAGCCAAATATGCGCCGGAGTTGACATTTAAATATCCTTTTAGATTATCTAGAGAAATAAAAAACAGCAATTAACATTAGAATGAAAAATAAGCCTATGGCTTGTATTGCTATACTTGGGAAGTAATGAGCCATGAAAACGCCAAAGACTATTGTCAATAATATTGGAATGTAAGTCCAAAAGAAAAATGACATCTGTTCCTTTAGCCACTTCTTTATAAATTTAATCATTTTCTTCACCTAGCCATCCGAGCTATTGCATTCGCAACATCATAGTCAGATGAAAGGTTTACCATGTGTGATTGAGCTTTAACAAACACTGGTTCAACCAAGAAATACATCATTTCTAACTTCCGCATATATAATGCGTGATAATATATTGGATTCACAACCTGTAAACGTTCCGCGCTTTCAGCTGCTTCTTGAATGTAACCGTAAAAGCTAACTCCAGCGACGGCGAGGCCGGACACTCTACCAATTTTTCTTACAATTCCAATGTTAATGTTAGAACCTAGACAAATAGCGGTGGTGATCCCTATCGCGAATGATTGTGTAGTTAAAGAACTTGTTGATATATTAACACTCATCTTCATCAATAAGCGTTTAATAAAGTCTAGCTGCTGTGGCGTTCTGTTTTTTAATAGAATTTCGACATAAATTTGAATCATGTCGGATATGACTTTCCTATCTTTAACCAATTGATAGAAAGCTTCAAAAAATCGAACATCTTCGTTTTTTAATTTAGAACAAACGTCTTGATAGTTATCAGTGAAGCATGACGCGTAATAAGACATGCGCGTCGCGCCATCTTGAATCCTACTTGCTTGCTCAATGACCTGATCATGAACTCCTGAAAGGGCATTTTCTAGCCTTCTAGCTAAGGCTTTATCACTTGCCATTTTACTAATAACTGCATCGCTATAATACATGACCAAATCCCTCCATTAACACCGTAGTCATCCATTGAGTCAGCATCACTTGATTGATTTACAATCAAATAATATACCGCTTAAACCATACATGATATGAGTGAATAGTCTGATTTACCCATAATTCAGACATTGCCGGCAGTGTATATATGATGACCGGTTAGCTTAAATGTCGACCACTCACGGCACTGTGTTTTTATCCTCTATACCTAATCATTAAAAAAGAGTTTAGAATTGACTAATAATCAAATTAAACTGCAATTAGGGCTCGCTCGTGAGTTATGGATTTTAAGATGGGTAATAACATCAAAGACTGCGGCTGGGGCTCACCAGAAAGAGCAAGAAAAGCGCATTACTTTCGCGCAGGTGAGTGCGTTTCACTCTGCGGTAACTGGTTGTTTACTGGTGTACGTTTCGATACTGACCATGAAAACAAAGACAACTGCAAAGTATGCATGAAAAAGCGTGAGGCAGAAGAAAGGAGCGCCGAGTGCCAGACACAGCAAAAGAGCTAAACCTGACGTATTTGAGCAAAGGCACAAAACTTTGCCCAAAAGATAAAGCCCCGCTTCTGTGGGAGAAGTTATACGGCATCAGCGTAATCAGAAAGCGAGAAGGGCATAGGCTTTACCAGACGCGCTGTAGCAAGTGTGGCTATCAATGGAGAGTTAAAGCATGAGTGAAGAAAATAAAAACGAATTAGAATTTAAAAACCTGATTTTAAGGATGAGAGAGGCAGCTCGGATGGTGCAATCCCTACCAGCTTTAGGCAAGAATGCGGAAGATTCATTAACGCGACTGCGTTGCATAAATGAGGTGCGCCATGTTCTATTTTCACCTGAAAACATCCTCAGACTGTGTTCGGCAGCAGAAGATAAAACCTTTGTCATTAAGCTCCCTGAACCCCTTCACTTCGAGTTACTTACGGATGGTATCTATCCCGCTAAAGTCGTACTAGATGCCATTACGTTTGCTGGTGGGATGGTTACACGATGAAAGAGTTAATCGCACTTCTCAATGAAATTAAACCCCAGTATGGCGCTGTAGGTTCGCGTGATGTAGACGTTACGGCTCAGCGTAAGCGTATTGATGATGCAATCGCAATGTTATACGAGCAAGCGGCTAAGAATCCCGTAGCGTGGGTAGCAACCGATAGTGAAGGTTTTCCAGAATATAGCGGTCATAACGAGTTTAGCTCCAGTTGTGGCGTAGGAACTCCGCTCTATGCAGCACCGGTATTACCTAAACAGCCTGAGCTGGTCGAAAACCTAAAAAAGGTCATGAATAATTGGCTTGCAATGGAGCCTAAACTCGCTTTTCAGCCCGAATTTACAGACGTGATGATGTTGATCGATGCTGAGCCAGCACCCTCACAACCTGCAATACCAGAACAAAACGATTTGAGCGAAAAACTGATTGGACTTGCAAATCACATTTCCAGTGCAGCGAATGGTATTCCGTTTGGCTGGCAAGATTGGGCAGATGAGATTGTCACTGATTTACGCTCGCTTGCGTCTACAGCACAACCTGTAAGTGAGCATAAGCCGTATGCGTGGGCTATTGAGCATAAAGTTGGTTTGCCAACAGTTGTATTCAACAAACCAAACACCAATAGCTGGGCATTCAAAGACGCTGTGATTAAAGAGCTGTATGAAGCACCTGAGCAGGAGAGCGAATAACATGGCAAGGGTAATTAAGTACATGGATGGTTTTAACCATCTTGAATCATGCCCAAGCACAACGCTTGACACACTATGTGGATATTGCGACGACCTAGACAACCGCCCTATAGGGGATGTATTTGAAGGCGAAGTTACGTGCAAGTCATGCCGTAGTGTCGCACTCGTAGTATTTAAATCATGTAAAAAGTCAGAGGTGAAATAGTGAAAACCGCAAAGGTTGGAATCTCTGCGATTGTGGGAAGTGAACAAAATAAGATCACTTATTACTCGGTAGATATTGGTGAAACCAAGTATCAACAGAGTATGCATAACGGACGTTGGGAGCGGTTGCACATACAGAAGCAAATCGGCCGTGTATGCGGATACTACGCGCCGCGTTGGTACTGGCGAAAGGTCACTAGCGAAAAGATTATTTCACAACTCAATGCAACGGTAGCAGAGCACTTAGCAGCACAGGAGAGCGAATGATGAACCAAATTTTCATTCGCCATGAAAACTGGTCTGGCTCAGATGAGCGGCAAGAGATAGCTGGGTTCCAGTTCTCAGGAATGAGTACGTGGGTAGATGTTAGCAAATTGCGCGACGGTCACAGGGGCGAGATTAAATGCTTGTTGTGCGGCTCGAATAATTGGACTGATAACGGGCGCAGCATCAACGAATATGAATGCGGAAGTTGCGGGAACTTCATTACCGTAGAACCTAAAAACCATGTGCAAGAGAGCGAATAATGAAGACTAACAAGTTAAAAGAAAAAGCAATTAGAGCAACGAAGGGCGAATGGGTTGCTTTCATTTCTACATCATCAAAAACCTTTGCTGTTCATACTGTGGGCGATAAACGTTGTGGGGATATTGTTGGCTGGCCGGGCTTTGATGACAAAGAGAACGCGGAGGCAAACGCTGAATTCATTGCGGCAGCTAGTCCGTTAACTGTTTTATCTCTTCTTGATGAGATTGAAAGACTTAAGCAGAAACTAGCAGCACAGGCAGGTGAATAATGACTAACTCAACTATTCAACCAGTAGAAGTAGAACGCAACCAAGGAGGCTACTGGACTCATCCTGAATACGAGAAATTTTGCGGGGATCGTGAGTTCATTTCTACCGCTGAATTTGATGCATGGGCAAAGGCTAATGGCCTTGAGTGGACAGCTGAATATTGCGAAGAATCACTTAGTGATTCACCAGATAACTATGGCTTATCTGAGTGGAACGCCGAAATGCCTAAGGGCGAAGGTTGGTTTTGCGGCTCTATCCATGACAGCGAGGATGGGTATGTATGCATCTGGTTACGTCATGCAGCACAGGAACCGAAATAGATGGCCACGACAATTAGCGACTCTATAGACGCAACTATAGCCGCCCTCGTTAGCAACATTCACAACTTGCGTAAAGAAGTAGATGAATCAGCAACTCTACGACTAGCAAGCATGAGTCAACGCGAGGTGATGGTTGAGGGTGTTCGGCAAATGGCAGCACATTACAGAAAAGAAGCCTCTGATTATATGCGCTCTCTTGATCAAGTAGAAGCCGCTGATTGCAGCTATATCGCTAAACAGTGTGAAGCATTTATCGAACATATTACAGCACAGGGAAACAACTCATGAAGAGTTACCGGATAGATCAAATAAAACTAATAAGTGCTATTAGCAGTGAGTTAAATCGGCAAGTCCCTAATATTCCGGCCGATCATCGCTTTAACGTCATTATCAAAGCAGCCGACATGATTATTAATGCATATCAGGCTGAACCAGCTATTGCAGAAAATGGAATGGGGCTAAACGCTTGGCTTGCCAGCGATGATACAGGCTCAAGCAGCTTATTTATGGCGTCGATTCTTTCTGGTGGCCAGTTTAATGCAGAAAGCCATTACCCACGCGATCCCGATGATTTAGGCCGTTGCATTCGACTGATAAGAGCTGTACCGGAATTCAAAGATCGAATTCATTTAATGCGTGATCACGGTAAGCAGTGGTCAGCGGTAGCCGGTAATTGGGAGCATTGGACTGCGTTGTATGACGCTGACGATGAAGAGCTTTATTCAGCTATGGAAAACGCTTACTCGCGGGAGAAAATGCATGACTAAGACAGTGACATGCCAAGTCAGAATTGCACGGCCTGATGCAAAAGAACTGAAGCTATTATGGAAACTTTTTCATGCAGCCGAGAAGGTCGAAGACCGTTGGTGTGTAAGCACGATACGCCCTATATACGAAGAGCTTAAGAACACTGAGCTTTCAAACGACGAAAAACGATTTATTTTGCGTGCTTGGCAAGTGTTGGTTGACGGTCATTTAGGCTTCAGTCGATTAATGACTGCATATGATACTTATGTTCACACGATGCAAGACCCTAACGATAAGTATGTTTCGTTCAAGCCAGAGCTGGTGGGCGCGTTCAACGATGCAGAGCTATTACCTGTTTACGAAGAGGCTTATAAATCCGCTCTTCAAGAGATTGAAAGATTGAAATCACAGGATTACACATCTGAACTGGTCATGCTCGTTAAGCAGTTAGCCTACTCAATTCGGCAGGTAAAGCCAGAGCATAAGGCATCGGCACGCGCAATGGAGTTTCTCAAATCCAAAGGCTTAATATCAATTTCTGACTGTTTAAGAGGGCAGGAGGCGACGCATGGCTGATGATTTAGATCGCGCAGCTGAACAAGAGGAATTAGAGCGCACAATTGCACTACGCAACAGAAAGCCAGAACTGCAATTCATTGGCCGTTGCCACTATTGTGATCATCCATTGCTTAATGGTTGTTTCTGCGATGCTGATTGTGGTGAGGATTGGGAAAAGGAACAGTGGGCTAAGAGCCAGCGCCGGCAAGTCGGGGTTAATGCATGAAAGCAATAAGCATTCGCCAGCCTTGGGCGTGGCTAATCGTTAATGGCCATAAAGACATTGAAAACAGGAGCTGGCGCACACACTACCGTGGCCAAGTGTTGATTCACGCTTCACAAGGAATGACGCGGAAAGACTATAACGAAATTTGCAGTGCAGTCGTTGATGCAATTCTACCCATAGACATACCTGATTACGAAGAGCTTCAGCGTGGTGGCATTGTTGGTGTGGCCACAATCACTGACTGCGTAGATCAAAGTGATTCGCCGTGGTTCGTTGGCGCTAAAGGTTTTGTCCTTGCTGACGCTAAACCGCTGCCGTTCGTACCCATGAAAGGAAAATTAAGCTTCTTTGAAACAGGAATAGAGCTATGACAGACATAACCCAAAAGCTGGTGGCGCTAAAAAGCATACTTCATGAGTACGACATGGCTCTTTGTGATGCTGATTGTAATATGGATGAGATAGAGAGCAGGGCGCATAAGGTTCTGGATATGGAGTGCCTGAGGGACTTGCTAGAGCACATTGATCAGCTGAATGATGTATCGCTGTAACTGTTACTACGCATTACGTGATTTATCTTTAATTATTAATTAAAAAACGCTTTAGAATTGTAGACTTTTTAAAAGAACGCCACTATTCTAACCTCAGTGCATTTGGTCATGCTCTACAGGCTTCTAGGCTCTAGTGTAAGTCCTGTTTTTCACAACTGATTGGGCGTTGAGTTAAAACTCCATTGATTTAGCCATGCCTAGGATACGTTAGGTTAGCCCAGCGCCCAACCAGTTGTGCGAAGACACAACAGCCATGAGACTTCCTTTTAGCGGCACCGGCTCTTCTCATCCATAGCCAACACAGGGTGACAATGTTCTACCGGTGGCCGCTCTTTTTTAAGTTTGTTTTGGGATGCGATTAACGAGACGGGTACACACTGGTTCAAGGCCAGTACCGCATCACCAAAGCAGATTTTAAAAGTACAAAGGAGCAGTACAGACATGATGAATACCGCGAAAGATACAAAAGTAAGAAAGTGCAAAAGTGCAAATATTCACAAGTTTAGAATTCAGTACCGCCGCTGTGGTGTCTGGATTAACGATATAACAGCGCCAACACGCAAGATTGCAGAGCAGTATGCACGGCTTACCGGTCGAGAGTTTCAGGTAATACCGCTGCGATAAAAATTCGATTTGAAACGGGTCGCTCTGGTGAAAGCCAGTGTGTTTTGGAGAAGGCGAACGACAAGTAACCCTCCCTGTCACGGCAGTAAACGCGGTTGACAACGTAATCCCGCGCATAGAATGCCCCGTGAGGCTAAACACCGTTCGCCTGATCCCCGTTAAGGATCACACAACGAGAAGGGTACTCCCGCTTTCGGGGGTGGTTGCGGTAGAAGTGCCTTTCTCGTTGTGGTGTAGCTCAATTAGTAAGAGCGCCCCTTGTGTGGGGAGTTGAGCACTGTTCAAGGTTCATAACCCAGAATATCTCATGCGGCTGGCCAGACGTTATGCGGGTGCAAGTCCCGTCACCACAACTCACAACGGGAAGAGCATTTTACTGTGGCGAAGGAAACTCCAGAAGACCTCCCTGAACCGTTCAATGTTCTTCCCGTTGTGGTGAATCCGCAGACCAATGCGGCGGTAAGTTTAGCGAGGGTTTCCTTTTTTGCCTCTGTGAGCACCGGTTGTCTGGCTGACTAAACGCCTAAGTGACAACTAGCCGAAAGGCCACCACTCCCAATACACATCATCAAGTGAGGATTACAGGATGATTATCAGTAAAACAACTTTCAACATGGCAAAAAATCGCAACTTAGAACTAACCGTCGAGTGCCTTGGCCAAGACAACGATAGACATAAAGCAGTTTGCATTTGGGAAGCTGATAACGATTGTGAATGGCTGTGCAGTTATCGTCTAAATGACGAGTATTTATCTTGGGGCGGCAATGTATGTTTACCGGTGCAAATCAAAGAAGAGCTCCCCGCGACAATTAAGAATGAGCGCGAGCTACGGGCGGTAATTTCTTTTATCGCTACCAGCCTATTTTTTTTCCGAGGGAAGCATGACCAACATAAAGCAGCTTAGTGACACTCAGCTGGAAGATTTTATGAACGCAGTTATCAGCCTTGATAACCGCTTAAAGGCAACAGATAAGAGCCTTACATTTAAGCAAGTAGTAGCTGAATTTGCCAACAATGTTGGAGGTATAAAAGTTCAGTTACTTTCGTGTGGTGATGGCGCTGCCCTAAGGGGGTCCAGTGGAAGAACCCCCGAAAATGACGAGTAGTGGTAACCTATTGTTTTAATGAAGTGCCTTACTGACCGATTTTTCTAATATGTTTTCCAATTCCTCAGGAATCAGTGGGCGTTTAACCCGCGTCAACAGTTGTGGAGCGACGTTCCAACGGTTGTCGTTTTCTGTGTGGACCGTGACCGATTTTTTGTTCAAACGCACCAGTACGCCGGTAATAATTTCGCCCCTGTCAGTCTGGAAACTCACCACATCGCCAGGGCGGAAATCCGCCATACTCTGCATGACCCGCTGACGCTGTAGCACGTTGAGGCGATTAACAATGCGGTCATGCAGCGTTTTCAGCACGGCCTCGGGCATCTCATCAATCACTTCGTCAATGTTGAACGCTTGTTGATTGCTTCGGGTGACTTGTTTCTTCTTCATGAAGTCCGCTCCATTACGTAAATACAGTTTCTGTCAGTAAAGTGGGATGCACCGCCGGACTTAGCCAGCCACCTTGCTTTGAAGGTCTTTCGTTTGCCCGCTGACACCCATCTTGTGCTGCTGAAGGTACGAAAAAAAAGTTCGCCGGCCAACACCTGTCAGTTCACAAACTTCGGCTGCCGTCTTATCTGAATTTTCATACAAAATTCTGGCGTTCTCTAATTTGTCAGAATCTGTTCGTGGACGACCGCCGCTTTTACCTCTGGCTTTGGCTGAAGCTCTTCCGGCAGCTGCACGTTCTGCTTTAAGTTCTCGCTCCATCTGATGGATCACCCCCATCATGGACAGAAAACCGCGCCCTGTTGCTGTGCTGGTATCGATATTCTCCCTAAGCGAAACCAGATTGATTTTCCGCGCGTCCAGTTGCTGGCTGGTTTGCAGCATATCAAGCAATGAGCGTGTCATTCGGCTCAGTTCGGTCACCACCAGACTATCGCCTGTGCGCAGATGCTCCAGTAATTGTTCCCAGCCAGGCCTGTTCATACGTGAACCCGTCATTTTGTCGGTAAATATTTTGCTGCATCCCGCTTTCTCTAAGGCATCTATTTGGGAGTCCAGATTTTGTCCGGAACTACTGACCCGGGCATAGCCCACACGATAGGATGTGATTTTTGATATTTCATTGTTCATGGTGTAAAAACCTTACGGCTATGTATAATAAATGCACTATGATTATAGCAAAGGTTTTTGCACTGAAAAGAAGTCGTTTAATCGGATGTTTGATCATCAAAAGCATGAGTGTAAAAAGTGTACTTTTTGCACTCTCTGAATGAAGGCTGTTGATCCTCTCACTGAAATCCACATAGGGGTTGTCAATACCTTGCTGTGAGCGAACGATTGGAAAATATTAAACGTATCCAACTCTTATCAAATGCTGAAGTCGAAGAACTTTATATTCGACCGGAATTCAATGAGCATGAACAACGGCTTTACTTCACGTTAACGCAATCTGAAAGGGATGCACTGGCACAGTTCAGTAATACTAAAACGCGTATTTTCTTCATATTGCAACTGGGTTATTTCAAGGCCAAACAACAATTCTTCAATTTCTCTCTGGAGGATGTTGATAGCGATGTTCAGTTCATTGTGAGTATTTATTACAATGATTCAGTTCCGATGCCGTTCACTAAAAATATTTCACGTGATTATATACGGCTTCAGCGGCAGGTGATCCTTTCTCTGTTTGATTTTTGTCCCTGGACATCTAATCTAGCTCCAGAAATACAATCACACATTGGAAAGTTACTTCGTTATTATCCCAAAGGACATAGTGCATTTCGTCAGTTGCTGATCTGGTTTGAACGCCGAAAAATCATCATACCTTCCTACACCACATTTCAGGATATATTCAGTCGGGCATTTACTGATGAAGACAGGCGACTAAAAACGCTTATCACATCCATACCTGAATCGATAGGTGAGCAACTTACCGCACTGATTGAGCGGGATGATGGTATTACTGCACTTAATATTATTCGTGCTGATCAAAAAGATTTTCAGTATACAGCGATCAAAGCAGAAGTGGACAAAGCCCTACAACTCAAAGATCTGTACACCTTTACCAAAATTTTTATTCCGTCATTAAAATTGTCGAAAAACGCAGTGCGCTATTATGCTGATATCACTGAACAATATGCGGTTTCTCGCTTGCGAAGGTTAAGTGGCCACCAACAATGGTTGCACTCACTTTGCTTTATTCACCATCGTTACCAGCAGATCATGGACAACCTCATCGTGAGCTTTAGTTATCATACCCGAGCTATCATGGATGCTGGAAAAACCTATGCTTCTATGGCCCACATGGAGCATAGTTCTGGTGTAGTGACTGATTTTCCTAAGTTGGCAAAATTTCTGAAGTGGTTTCCGGCCAGAAACCCGGATCTAACACCAGAAGAGCTGAATGAAATTGCTTACAGCATTTTGCCCCGGGAGCAATTTTCAGCGATGGCAAATTTTTTGGAGGGTAAATCCTTCGATAAAAAAGCGGCACTGTGGGAATATTATGGGAAATCATCCAGAACATTTTCACTGTATTTACGCCCTGTGTTTACTACGGTACTATTTGAGTATTATAAAACAGAAAGTTATATTGGTGAATTGATTGATATTTTAAAATCACATTATGCCAGTGGAAAGAGTCCATCTAGCTTAAAAATCTGTGACGACCTCGGACTTACCGTACCTAAAAGCATGACCCGATATCTCAAGCGTAAATCAACCGACACTCATATTGATCCCTATCTTTTCGAGTTTTTTGTTTATCAGAAAGTATATCATGAAATTGACCGTGGCAGATTATGCTGTAACGACAGTGTATCTTACTGCGATATTGATAACGATCTAATTGACGATACCCTGGTAGACAATGTTGAAAAAATCTCAACGGATTTTGGTTACTCAAAAATTCCCATTTACTGTGACCAACGCCTTGATGATGCCCTTGAGGAACTCAATGATACCTGGGCACGAACAACCCATAATATAGAAAACAATAATAATCCTGGCGTCAGGCTCTGGGAAACTAAAACAGGACAGCCATGTTGGAGCCTGCTCTATGATAGTACTGAGAAACTGGATGATGCCTTCTTCAAAAAACTGCCTAAGGTCGAAATTGCCAATATTGTCATGTTTATCGGCGAACGCATTGGGATGTGGAGTGGGTTTACCCACATGAAGGATCGTTACGTCAAGCGAAGAAAACCGCTACCACTGGCAATAACCGGCTGTTTATTATCCGAAGCTTTCGGATTTGGTGTTCTGAAAATGGCAGATATGTCAGATCTTGACATCAGCCCACTCCGTTCAACCCGTGAAGATTTCATCCGCGTCGACACGCTGTGTTCTGCCAATGATATTGTCAGTAATCACATCCATTCATTACCTATTTTCAGACAATGGGATCTCATAGATAACAAAGTATTGGCTGATGCTGATGGGCAAAAATTTTCTACAACTGACAGCACCATCCAGTCCCGCTACTCCAGGAAATACCTGGGTAAAGGTCGTGGCATATCTCTGTACACCCTGATTGCCAATTATGTCGCCGTAAACGCTAAAAATATTGGTCTGAATGAATACGAAGGCCACTCGCTTTACGACATGATCTACGGCAACAAAACGGATATCGATATCCATATGGTCACGGGTGACAACCACTCACTGAATCAGCTGAATTTTGTCACGCTTGATTCGATCAATGTAAATTATGTGCCCAGCATCAAGAATGTACGGGACGCCGCTGATGATTTGTATGCAGCTCAACCACTGGATAACTATCAGGGTTTAATAAAACCTAAAAGTGTTATCAATGTTGAGCGTATACGTTCCCAACGGCGGGGGGTGACCCGGGTGTTACTGTCACTCATCATGCAGGAAAACACGCAAAGTACTATCATTCGCAAGCTTAACTCCCATGCCCGCTATGCCAGGTTAAAAGCCGCATTATTTGAATACAATGCAATTTTTAAAAGCATTCATGTATTGAACCTGATCGACAACATGCCGCTTCGAAAAGCCATACGAAGTGCCCGTAATCGTACTGAGGCTTACCATCAACTTCAGAGCAATATCCGGAAAACTTACCACGGCGTATTCCAGGGGAAAAGGATCGTAGAAAATCGTGTAAGTGCCCATGCAGCAAGGTTAATTGCTAACTGCATCATTGCTTATAACAGCATGATCCTCAGTTCTGTGTATGAAAGAATGGTGGCCAGCAGCGGGGTGTCCCAAGAGATTACTGATGAATTTACCCGGATATCGCCAATAGCCTGGAGCCATATGCTGTTTACTGGGCGCTATAATTTCAAAAAAAGTAACGGCGAACTGGATGTTGATGCCATGTCGTTGATACTGGAATCTCATGTGAGACAACATTTTTGGAGATAATTGATTCTGGACTCGTCATTTTCGAGGGTTCTTCCACAGGACCCCCTAAGGGAGTTAATGTGGTTGGCAAGTGGATCTGACCGCAAATCCACACGCAGAAAAATAACCCCGTTATTAAAGTTATTGGTGAAGGAACAAAAGCAACGCTTACGCCAGCGATAATGCTGGCACACAACTGAATGAGCATTAGTCGGAACGGCAATTAATCGTCATAAGTAGGCTAGAGGCTGAAAAATCACGGCTGATTGTGTCAACGCCTGTCAGTGCTCATCCAGTTGTGGTGAATGACGGGGCTGATCGTCAAACGGTTGAGATAGATAAGCGGGCGAGACGTTCTAGGCGAACACAGGACGTGCAGATACGCGGAAGGAACGGGCGGCTACGATAGAAAACACCGCGCCACTGAGCCGAGATAAGCGCCGGCCACCACGCAAATTTAGAGCATAGGGGGTGTTGTATCATGGGAACTGTTTTAAACGATCAGCGCTGGCTGGATATGTGTAACAAGTACGAATCCGACTGGTCATCAATGGCTAAAGATTTATTTGGACTGACATTCACTGACAGCCAATTGCAGATAATCAAATTAGCACAGGATGGCGAACTAGGGCGTAACTCAGTAAAAGAAGATGATATTTCTGATGACTCTCTAATAGCGATTGTGCTTTGCCATGTGCTGACAAAGCCTAAATCACTCGCGCTGGTGGTTTCATATATGCCAAATGTGATTTCGTTTACAGTATTTTCCGCTATGAAGCCACATTGGCTCGCAGCTGTATCTAAATATCCTTGGCTTGAGCAATATTTCAGACTAACTAGCAAAGAGTTTTATGAGCGTGAAAACAAGATTTATTGGGGGAGCAAAGTCATTCGTGGCCATGTTGAATCAGTCGCGGGTTATTACAGTGAAAATATGCTTTGCATTGTATTCACCCCTTCAATTTCCCAAGCGGTAATAGAGAGCGTAGCAGCTTCATTTTCTGGTGAAAGTGAAAACATGCTGCTGATTTAACCACTTTTGCGGCCGGCATAAGAGCTTGCCTGTTTAACAGCTGGAGATAAGCGCCAGCGGCCGCGAACCACTTAATCCCCACCTGATCTTTCTCTTCTCAATATCTCGTGTAAAATAAAAACACTTTAGAATTAACTGTGATAACGGAATGAAGCAGAAGAAAAAGATATCTAACGTTTATCTAGCTGATGTTCTACTCCGTGCGAATCGACCACTTACGGCAAAGGAAGTAATGGAGGCGATCCGCCGTTATCATCCTGACGTTGTGATAGATAAAGATTTTGTCTATGCAAGACTCAATGTGTTCTGTAAATCTAAAAACATCATATGCCTGATGAATCAGGATGTTCGCCCGTACACATTTGAAATGAAGTACATCACACAATCACATTTCAAACCGAGAGGTGGGGAGAAGATAGACTTCTCAAAAACAGTTATTCCCGCTGGTGGGGCTAAGCACAATGAGAAAAAGGCCGCTGAATGTGCGGCCTTGCTTAGAAAAATGTGGGATGACTGCGTGCGCCGTCGAAAGACTATTTCCTAGACGCGGTTCCGCGTAGGGCTTTCATAGACGGTGGCGAGCGTCTATTGGTGGGTGCTGGCTCAATAATCTCAGTACCGCCGTTATCGTCTTCTGTAACGCTTGCTGTAACGACTTCCTTAGAATCTACATCTAGATTGGCTCGTACTGATTTATCGTGCTGTGCTGGCTCAGGTGCATGATTTTCAGTGTTGCCATGAGCTGGTGGCTCTTCCGTTTTAACTTGCGGTTGAATGCTCCCGAAATCACCCAGCGCTAACACGCGCATGATCATCGCTCTTTGCTTAGCTTCATCAGCTGCAAAAAACTCTTCAGTATCCACTACAGCAAGCAGATTAGTTAATCCGGCGCGTTCGATGATATGGCCACACCGGATAACGCTCATCATCTTCTGTCGCTTATGTGTGTAGCCGCTTATCTCTCGGTAATCATTCAGAAAGTGTTTTGTTGACGGGCTGAACGTTTCCAGACCGTTGATTTTGATTGATAGCGCGTTGTTGGTCGCCATTTAAGCCTCTTCGGTTAAGTCGGCCAAGATGCTCTCTGCATCATCAAGCAAAGCAAGATGCACGCCGCGCACGATGGCAAGTTCTGGATGGTCAGGAATATAAACAGGGCATCCCCATTCTTCTGTTAAATCGGGTAAATAATCAAGTTTACCCCCGATCCAATTTGCGCCGCCGCCGACCATGATGATGATATCAACGTCTGCAAGGTTGCGATGTACTTCACGGATATCACGACGAACAAGAGCGGCATGCTCAATAGCAGCCTGTTTAACAATTTCACGGATATCAATACGTTTGTGCTTCGCAGCTTCAAGACGAGAGCCGATGTAACCCTGTCGAATAATAGAATCAATGGATTCTAGGTTAATTTCTTCGGGTTCAGCGATTCCAAGTTTAGCTGCATTCTCTTGAATCAGCGCGTGAACACGGCTCAGCATCATGTGAATTCCATGTTCTGAGGTGCCACGGTTTACGATCTGGTGCTCGCTATCTAATTCAGCGATATCACATGTGAAGCGGCCTAAGTCTACGACAATGACGCTTTCGGCACCGTCAAACTCAGGGTTTGCCGACATATCAGGAAGAACTGTGGCAGATACGTATGCAGGGATAGCTTCTGGATATACATGAACGTCTATGATGCGTGGTGCTTTCAATTTGCCTGAATAGTTTTTTACAGGTTTCATTAAGCTTTGGCGCTTGGCCTCGATGCGGTCATGGTTAATAACGCCAAGATCACTATAGAACTGGTTGATAGGTAGTGTATCGGCTAATACCACGTCATGGCCACCGAGTCCCATTTGTGCCAACGTGTTGATTACCATTACACGGTGCGCAGGGCTAATCTGATAGCTTGGGTCGCATGTATTAATCAAGTCATTCCCACGGCTTACAACTGAGAATACAGTCGTATCTCCGTGCTCACCTTCCGTTTCCCATGACGTGCCGGCTTCTAAGTTCATTGATTGAGCATTGCCTTGTCTGGCGCGTGCTGGAGTTACTTTGCTATGTATTTTCCCATCGAGCTCAAAGCGAACGGCAATGTTTCCAGAACCGGCATCCACTGCTACTAGAATTGGGGCTTTCATAATGTTTCCTGTTTTAGTTGTTAATGATTAAGACGTTAGTCCGATTTGTGCATTGGGGATTGTGGTCTTTTGTATTCTAAATTGCAAGCATTTAAGAGTCATTTGGGGTTCAAATTGTCATCAAATAACCAAAAGGGGCTTCAAAATAGGTTTAAGCAGGTAGGTGATCAAAATTACAGTGATCAAACAAAGTGAGGCTTGTGTATTATAAAAACGTTTTAGAATCTAATTGGGCGCGTTAGGATGAATTGGCAGGAACACATATCTAATTTCAATAAGTTACGCGCAGAGAACGGAATTAGCATTCGTGAATATGCTGATCACTATGGCCTTAACGCGAACACCGCACGGCGGTATTTGCGATCAATAAGCAGTGATCAAAAGAATGATCATCATGACGGTAGTGATCAGGTTCCTCAGGTAAAAGCTAAGAAGAAGCCCTCAACAAAAACCCGCACCAGCTCTGGCACGAAAGCCAATAAATCATCAGGGAGCATTGACGCATCGCCCCCTAAGCAGCCAGCAAAAAGTAAGAAAGGTAAGATCGGGAAAATGATCAATTCACCCTCTGAGATCATTACCCATCAGAAATTACCGCGTGGCGAAGGTCGTCGATTAACTGCTGGTAATGAAGCATCAATGAAGCATGGCCGCTATGCGACGCCAAGACCAATGGATTTGAGCAAAGCCAGCGAGTTGATGGACTCTGACTATTTCGAAACCTTTGAAGTTGACCTAATGCGTCGAACGTTGGCACACCTCGAGCTCGTTGAGAGAGTACGGGATAGGTCAGTAGCAAAATTAGAAGAACAAGAAGAGACGTACAAAGAAGCTGAAGACGGACTTCACCCAGTATTCAAACAACTAAAGCTACTCACTGACTGTTCGTATGCAATGACAGATGCAATGCGCACGCTAACGTCCATTAAACAAGTCTTCTTAAGAAACCAACGCGACACAGAGAAGCATCTGCTGAAAATGGGGGAAACCTCAGTCATTAGCGAAGCATACGAGCTACAAGAAAAACTTGAATGGGATGCAATGCAGACCGCCGTTTATATCGAATCGCATGGCGGCAAAGTGCCACCAGCTCTCATGGAGAAACTGCGGTTTGAAATGAAGCAAGATCCTGAAGTAGAAGACGCAGAAATAGATGAAGAAGAACTAGAAAGACAGGCCAGAGAATACAGGGAAAAACAGGCTGCAACAGCCTCTTATCTGGAAGAAAAACGCCAACTAGTTGAGCAACTTGTAGATCGTGGCGGATACGGCGACCAGAACGGCCTTGGGGAGGGTCGAGAAGGTGAAATGTTAGACGACAACGACGAACCGCCTGATTTTGACTATGAAGCCACAAACGATATCTATGGTACAGAGGGAGAGGCGTAGTGGCTTCAAAAAAGAAAAAACGTAGAAGTGTTGTGTCTGATCCGCGCTGGCGGGATATGGTCATTAAGCTACGCTATGATTGGGGGCTTGCTGCGGTGCTGCTATTTGGGAAAACACCAACGTGGCAGCAAGATGAGATACTTAAATCTACTCAGGAGTGTGGCAGCAAAACTAGCGTGACCTCTGGGCATGGTACTGGTAAGTCAGATATGACAAGTATCATGATTCTGTGCTTCATCCTATTTCATCCGAATGCGCGTGTAATCATCGTCGCAAACAAAATTCAGCAGGTTATGACAGGTATTTTTAAATACCTGAAGGTCAATTGGAAAGAATGTGTAAAGCGTAATCCGTGGCTACAGAATTACTTTGTACTTACGGATACAGCATTCTATGAGATAACCGGAAAAGGCGTTTGGTGCGTGATTCCAAAGGGGTTTCGCCTTGGTAATGAAGAAGCACTAGCCGGCGAACACGCAGAGTATTTATTCTACATTGTCGACGAAGCTTCGGGTGTTTCTGATAAAGCTTTTGGTATCATGACAGGGGCATTAACTCAGCGTGATAACCGAATCCTATTGCTCTCTCAGCCAACTCGCCCTAGTGGTTTCTTCTACGATACACACCATAGTCTAGCTAAACACCCCGATAATCCTAAAGGCGAATACACAGCCATTACTCTTAATTCTGAAGAGTCTCCGCTTGTGGAGTTATCATTTATCAGGTCGAAGTTAGCAGAGTACGGTGGCCGTGATAATGTCGAATACCAAATCAAGGTATTGGGGCAATTTCCAAAATCTGTAACTGGTTATCTACTTGGCCGTGATGAGTGTGATCGCGCAGCAAGACGACGAGTCTATTTAGAAAAAAATTGGGGTTGGGTGGCACTATGTGACGTTGGCAACGGACGCGATAAGTCGATACTGAACATTTGTAAGGTATCTGGATCTGAACTAAAGCGCAGGTTGGTTAATTACAAAATCATTGAAATGGATGGAACCTGTGATCCAATAGAATTTGGCGATTATATCCATCTTGAGTGTGACCCTTCCATATACCCCAATATATCCATTGTTGTTGATGGAGATGGCATTGGTTCGACCACAGCACAACAATTGGAGCGCAGAGGGCGCACCGTGCAACGTATACGGTGGGGCAAACCTTTATTTTCTAAGGTGCAGCGTAAGGATTATGTTAACCAAAGAGCATATGCGAACGTATTAGCGCAAAAGGCAATAAGAAGTGGGAGGATGAGGCCAGACAAAAGCGTGCAAACCGCTGAACAGGCATCAAAAATTCCTATTAGAATTGATGAGATGGGGCGCTGGGTTATCATGAAAAAGGAGACTATGAGAGCCAAGCTGAATATCAAGTCGCCAGATAGGTGGGACACATACTGTTTTGGCATGATATGCGATTATGTGCCGGCGTATGATGAGGATATAGGGTTCGAAGAAGAGTCTACACGCTCTGAAGCTATGAAATACCTAGATGACTATGATGATGAGCGATGATCCACCAGCTCGTGGGCGAGCTGGTGGCCTGATGATAACCATCTATTTACCTTTCTTTTTCTCTGCTCTTTGTGCTGCACGTTCAGCTGTTTTACGACGAGATGCTGCTTTAGCGCTTTCGTTACAGCTGTTTCTAGATATTTCTTTTCTCAGCTTCTTTGCTTTCTCAATATCTGAAATCAGGTACAGACTGCCACCAGCAAACAAAGAGCAACGGACGGGTGAAATCATGGCATAGTGGCTGTTATATACTAGCTTTTCTCCGCTGTTTACTTGATAAGCCGTAGGGCTGTCCATGCTTGACCCATCTACAATCACGCCATGAGTACCGACTCTGTAGCGTTCGTCTACAGAATACTTGTCTCTCTCTGGAGCAAAGCTTAAGTCGAGCATAGTGTCTCTATATCCGGTCATACGATAGCGGAACCGAGTGCCTTCAGGGTATCCACCGATCACTTTCTTATCCATTTCTAGATCGGTAATAGTGAAAGTATCTTTGGTTGGGGCTTTAAGTAATAGATTCAGTCGTTTATCAATTTTTCTTAGAATCTCCTCACGGTAGTAGTTCTTTGTTGTAGTTGCTTCAAATGAGCCAATAGTAAAGCGACGAGCGCCTTTAAGAATGGCTGGCACTGGCAGGTACAAAGGGGATGGTGCGGAGGAAATACCAGAAGCACGCTTAGACTCGGCAAGGTCAGCAAACTGTTGCCATTGTTGTTGCATTCTTTCGGCTTTGTTAAGTATTTTCTTATCGGTCAAAAGCGCGACAGGGCGGCAATCTTCGCCCTGTACATTTTTATCAGTATAAACGGCGTGTTGGAACACTAGCTCTAGCCACTCACGACGCAACTTTAGAAAGTCTTTGTACTTTGCTTCAAAAAGGCTTTCATCTGAGGTAATCATCACCTACTCCTAACGGGTTATATATCTACGATTCACATTTATAACTTTATCAGACTTGAGAAAAGTAATAAAAAAATAGTTAGAATTTACTCGTTAAAAAAGGCGAAACCCTCACTTATTTTAAACTTTTTGCTATGTGTATAAGAATGCTCTCGTAATCGATTGGTGAGCAGTTAGGAATGCTCTCATTGTCACTTGAAGTTGTTGCTATTTCCATTGTGTAGATGTGGCGTGCAAGGATGTAAGGTAGTGCGCTGTCATGGAGATCCAAATTTAACTCGTGAGCCATATCAGTTAGTTTTACTGTTGTGTACTGTTGAATATTCATTGGATATATCCCGTTGGCATATGCACCCTGCGACCTTCAGGGTGAGTGAACTGGCGAGCCGGTAGCCCACCGCGATAAGAGCCATGAATTATAATCCTGTCGATACATACACCAATTTGATTAATGTATGCCGTTTACATCTTACAGATTTCAGATTTATCCTCACCACCGATTAACATTACATAATGGGACTTATGTTATGTTATGATCCATTTCATACAGGGAAGGGTGATCACATGGTTAGCGATCATGATGTATTTCCTTTGCACACTAACGAGTGAAGATGTGATCACAGGTTGAAGGCTACCATTTCGATCATGCGCATATTTAGTCGCCAACATCAAAAAACCACTCGTTATTCATTAATAATTAATGATGCGTCTACGTTAAATCTGATTCTTTGCGTGGGTTATACCAAGCAATTTTTTACGTAGCGCAATCAGAAGTTGAGGTGTTTATGGCTGGTGGATTGAGCCTGATTAGTCGTGGAGCGGTACTAATTCCCGACAATCCAGATTTGAATGAGGATGTGGTACGCAACCTAAACGCTTTTGTTAAAGATAAAGAAGCGTTTTCAGAAAACACATGGAACCAGCTCATGATAGCCGTTCGCCAGTGGTGCCGTTGGTGTATAGCAAAAGGGCGCCCATATCTGCCTGTAGATCCAGACTACATGCGCGACTACTTAATTGAACTTCATGAAAGTGGCCTAGCCTCGTCAACAATCAGCAACTATGCGGCAATGCTGAACATGCTTCATCGTCAGGCAGGGCTCATCCCTGCTGGTGAAAGCGAAAAAGTTAAACGTGCGCTAAAAAAAATAAATCGCGTATCGATCACAAAGGGCGAAACTACCGGTCAAGCAATCCCCTTTCGTATCGCTGACTTGAACATGATAGATGATGTGTGGAAGGACTCAGAGCAGCTGAAAGATATTCGAAATCTGGCGTTTCTGTTCATCGCATATAACACGTTGTTGCGTGTTTCAAACATAGCTCGACTCAAAGTTAGGGATGTAGTGTTTAACACTGATGGTACTGTGATTCTAAACATCGGCTACACAAAAACCATAGTAGATGGCCAAGGGCTAACAAAGGCTCTTAGCCCAAGAGCTTCAGCAAGTTTGATCCGCTGGCTCAACATCTCTGGCCTTATAGAACACTCGGATGCTTATATCTTCTGTAAAGTTCATCGCGTAAATACAGCGGTGATTACAACTGATAAGCCGATGGCCACGCCGAATCTTGAGTTGATTTTCTCTGCTGCTTGGAAAGCGCTGCATGGTGAGAAATTAGCTCTTGAGAATAAAGGCCGTTATACAACATGGACTGGCCATAGTGCGCGTGTTGGGGCTGCACAGGATATAGACTGGCCCCATGAATCTCCAGACAGTTGGTATCACTTAAGTTAGTGATAGTCTTAATACTAGTTTTTAGACTAGTCGTTGGAGTTCGGATGATTGATGTTTTAGGTCCAGAGAAGCGCAGACG